AACAATGTGTGATGAGATATTAACAAAAATTAAGGGGGAGTAGATGAACTTAGAAGAATATTTAACTAAAATAATTAAATTAGCAAAGAAAGACGAAGACGATTTAAGAATTGAACTTACTGATGATGATACTGTTCAAATTGTTGTAAGCGGTTCAAAAGGTGTAGATTGGACTGATTGGCATCTTGGCAAATCTCTTGATGAGCAACCAAACAAAGAAGAGCTAAAAAGTCTTTTTAAAGGATTTAAAATTTAAAATGAAACTCACATTTTTACAATCCAACAAACCAAACTGGGTTAAATTGCAAGTCGAGCTTTCTGATGCAATTATGAAACATCTTGCTTGTGGTAAAGATTTTGAAATTAAGTTTAAAGAAGTTGCCAAAAGTAAATCAGGCAAAAGTTTGCGAGGTTATTGGCGGCTTTGTGGTTTGTTAGTGCCTTGCTTGCAAAAAAGCTACGGTCAAATCTTTGATAAAGAAATGGTTAGCGATTTGGCAAAAATAAGCACTGGGTATTGCTTAAAAACAAAAACTGGCGCATTGCCAAAAAGTTTAACAAAAATTACTAGTGAAGAGATAAGTTTATTGATTGAAAAACTTTATTTTATGTGCGAAACTTTTGGTTTAAAAAACTATGAGCTTATGCCCGAAGAGTTGCGCGAACAAGAAAATTATTTTAAAAAATAATTCTTGACTAATATTTTTTATTAGTTTCTAATAACTAAAATAACAAACGAGGAATAAAAACATGGAAATTTTCGTTCCCATAATATTTGGTTTTCTTATTTTTTTAACTTTAATTGCTTCTAAAGAAATTTCTAATTTTAAATCACCAACTGAAACTAACTTTGATAATCTTCACGATAATGATAGATTTTTTATCACGGGAAAACAAATCAAAGAAATTGGTAAAAAAATCAAATCATTAGAAGCCGAAATCCAAGAAGACAGACAAAAATATTTTAAAATAAAATGCGAAAATTGGAAAGAAATTTGTTTAGACTACGCTGAAATGGATAAAAAAGTAAAATTACTTGAAGAAACTTTTAAAATAAAGGAGTAAAATATGTCAGAACAAAAAAAATATTCAGTCGTAATTAATCAAGAAAGCTATTTAGTTTCTTTGGCTAAAAATGTTACATCGCTGGGAATATTAGGATTTTTTTGCTGGTTTAATCATAATTTCATTGGCGGAAGCTATTTTGTAAATTTTTTAATTCTTTGCATGATTTTTATTTATTGCGCCAAAATTAAAAAATCAGGAATTGAATATTGTAGCTGGCATCATGGAGTTTCTCAAGAAAAAATAGAACAAATAAAAAAAATAATTAAGGAGTAAGAATGGCAGTAAAGGTAAATGAAAGTGAAAAAACTATTTACGGGAGTAAAAAAGTGAAAAATTATATTTTAAGATTTACAAATAACGATTCTTCTTGTGGCAATGACCTTATTCTTTTTGACAAAGACTTTTGTGATAATGTAGGGGATGAGATAGAAGTCAAAAAAGATGACAAAGTAATTGGTAGGGCAAAAATAGAAAAAGACGATATTGGTTTATATTTTACAGAATTATTAACAACTTTAGTTCCTATGGCTGTCGAGAAATATGCTAACCTTAAAAATGGTGATATTTCTGGTTTTTCAATGGGCTATATGACTAAGTCAGATAAATAAAGAATAAAACAAATAATTAAGGAGTAAAATATGCAAAAACTAAAATTACAAAACACTTGGAACAATCAATCTAAATCTTATGACAAAGATAAATTTGAGCTAAGAGAAACTGATGGAACGATTAGCGGCAAAGTGTCAATCTCAAGCAAAAAAGGTAATAAATGGATTTCTAAACCAATCCCATTTACAGCGTTTAAATCAAAGATTGACGCTGAAACTACTACTACCCTGCTTCATTCTGGTAGCCAACCTTTTCAAGCTAGTTTTAATATAATGGTTGATAGTTTTGCGGATAAAGAAACTGGGAAAGATATTAGCTATTTTAAAATGATTATCAATGAGGCTAGAGGCGAGATTTCTCAACATTCAAAAGACAAAGGAAATGGTTATGCACCTCAAAGTAATAATGTTGAAGAAGATTTTGGTGAAGAACCGCCGTTTTAAAATGGTATTCGTCATTGACAATTAAATTAATTTTTTTAATAACAACTAATCATAATATATATGTTCATGCAAATCATAAAAAATCGCTACAAATTGTTAAAGCTTATCATTGGTATAATTGTTTTTTTATCAACATTTAGCATCATTAAAACTTCTGAAGTAGGGATTAGAAAAACAGCGGGCGTAATCCATAATTCTGTTTTAGAAGAAGGAATTCATTTTAAATTACCATTTTTTCAAACTATCGAAATTTTCTCTTTAAGACAACATCAAGAAACTTTTCAATTAAATGGAACTCAAACCAAAGATTTGCAACCAGTTAGTGTAAATTACCGAGTTCTTTACGCTATCCCAGAAGACAAAGTGCTTGATAATTTAAAAACCATAAAAGGTGATATTTTTCAAGTTTTGATAGCACCGAGAGCTAACGAAAGTATCAGAGATGCTTTGGCTAGATATTCAGCAGAAGACCTTATTTCTAATCGATCGGAAGTAAGCAAATATGTCAAAGAAAGATTAGCTGAAAGAATTAATCATTTAGCCGTAATTGATGATATTAGTATTACTAGCTTTGAATTTGAAAATGCTCAGTGGAAACAATCAATTCAAAATAAAGTAATTGCCAAACAAGATGCCGAAACTGCTGAAATTAAAAAGCAGCAAATTCAAGCAGAAGCCGACCAAACTATTATTAAATCAAAAGCTGATGCCGAAGCAATCAGAATTACCGCTAACGCAATTACCAGCAATCCTAAAATTGTTGAATTAAAACAAGTTGAAGTAAATGCGGCATTTGCAGATAAATGGGATGGTGTAGCTCCAACGACTGTAATTACTAGCGGCGGAAATAATATTATGTTGCCTTTGGGCAAATAATCAATCGGCACGGCTAAAGAAGAGTGTAGAAATATTAGACGACGCAAGTTGAGCTAGTTAAATTGCCCGAAAGGGCTTCAATCATCAAGCGGTTACGTTTTGCTAGTGATATTGAATGCAAAACCTCTGATACGAGCAAGCTAATTACGATCATCGCTTTCGTAAGTTCAAGATTAGCCAGTTAGCCTTTCTGTAAAAAGGCAAATCTACGAAGTCAGGACACATTTGTTATTGCGTCGTTTAGGCGCGTTCTGGCTTCGTTTTTATGGTAAGGGTGGGCGAGTGTTAATGCCAATTTGTCAGCGGTCGACCAGTAGGCAAATCACCAGTAAGCGGATTAATTACCCGCTAATCATGTTTAAAATGTTGGATTAATTACCCTAAATATTTTAGATTGATTTGGTTTAGTAAGTTAAAATCTTACCCCTTCCACCAATATTTTCTAATGGCGGCACTGTGGTGGAATAAGACACTATGTAGAGGCTCGAAAGATGACTCACAATCCGAAAACTGCAAAAAGTAGGATAAACAGAAGCAATACTCTTGTGGATGGCAATAATACTAGTGTGAAGCTGTCTAAGCAAATGCAAAGGTGAAAGTCCTTTGCCAGTGCCGCTTTTAGAGAATATTAATAAAAACTTTAACGGCAATGCTCAAGTCGAAGTTGAGGGGAAAAATGTTAAACAAGTTCTTACTCTTGCTCGGCTTGATGTAAAAAAGCGAAATGAAGGGTGGAAGCAAATTTTAGAAACAGATTTTGAAAAAGAAAAATTAGAATTAATGAGAAAACTAAAAGCTTATGATTAAAGACATTCACATTCAAAATTATCACAGCATTAAAGATCTAAAAATTAATGATTGCAAACGGATTAATTTACTAGTCGGGAAAAATGAAGTTGGAAAAACAACAGTTTTAGAATTTATAAAACAATCTTACCACAAAGAATATGCGCCATTTTATTCTTCGTGGAGAGCTTTTAAAACAAACCAAGATTCAAAAATTATTTTATTTGATGAAATTGAAAATGGTTTGCATCATAGCGTTATGAAGGATTTTTGGCGTTACATTATTAAAATGGCGTTAGCTAATAATTTTCAAATTTTTGCTACAACTCATTCTCACGAGATGATGGAGGCTTTGGTTAAAGCAGCGGAAGAAACCAATCTTATTGAGCAAGAAGAAATTAGGGTTTATCGGCTTCATAAAAACGAAGAAGGAAATGGTGTAATGAAATTTGAATCGTGGGCAACTGATCAGCTTATTAAAGAAGGAAGAAATATGCGTGATGGTGACCCCTGCTTACACAATATAACAGAATTTAGTTCGGAACAATTTTGTAAATTTATAGAGAAAAAATGAATGAATAAAAATCCAAAAATCGAATACTACAAAGACAGCCTTAACCGCAAGATCACGGTCCATTACTTTGACAACAATGCTCAAGTCGAAGTTGAGGGGAAAAATGTTAAACAAGTTCTTACTCTTGCTCGGCTTGATGTAAAAAAGCGAAATGAAGGGTGGAAGCAAATTTTAGAAACAGATTTTGAAAAAGAAAAATTAGAATTAATGAGAAAACTAAAAGCTTATGATTAAAGACATTCACATTCAAAATTATCACAGCATTAAAGATCTAAAAATTAATGATTGCAAACGCATTAATTTGCTGGTTGGTAAAAATGGAGCTGGAAAAACCGCAATACTTGAAAGCATAAAAAAAAAATATGAAAACAAAGTAATTTTTCCTGATATTTTTGAAGAATATTACAAAGATGTTTCGGAGTATAGAAGCCTTAGAAAACTTGGTTTTAAGCCACAAGCGCGCGATTTAGTTTTGAACTATTTTAAAAAAGAAGAAAAAATATTTTTATTTGAAGAAATTGAAAATGGTTTGCACCATAGCGTTATGAAGGATTTTTGGCTTAATGTTATTGCGGCAACAATTGAAAACGATGTTCAAATTTTTGCTACAACTCACTCGCGCGAAATGATTCAATCTCTAGTTAAAGTTTGTCAAGAAGGCGCAATTGACGAAAAAGATTTTGTTGTTTTTAGTCTCGATAAAGATGGAGAAAAAAATTACGTTGACGATTACAGAGGAAAAAATTTGCAGATACTAATTGATAACGGGGGGGAAATTAGATAATGGACTACAAACAAGACATTCATAAAATTCATAATATGCAAGAAGAGCTAAAATCTGATTTGATAAGATGCGCTGTATTTATAGCAAAAATCAAAGGTGAAATTACAAAAGGAAAATTGCGCTGGCATGGAATTAAAATGCACCAAAGAAGATTCTTAGATTACTGGGAATATAGTATTTGGCAAAGAGGCGTGATGATTACGCCTATTCTAAAAATTTATGATATAAAATTTGAAAACGATAAACTGGTATTTAAAATAAATTTCTGCCCATTAGAATTAAAGAAAAAATTACAAACTAAATGAATAACTACTTTAAAACCAAAAAATACAAAGGCTACGACTCTAAAACCGAATGCAAACGCGCTAACGAGTTAAAACTATTACAAAGAGCTGGTGAGATTAAAAACTTTCAAGAACAAGTTGTTTTTGAGCTACAACCAACTTTTAAAAACAAACAAGGCAAAGCAGTAAGAAAAATTGAATACACGCCAGATTTTGTTTATTTTGACAATAAATTTAAATGCTTGGTTGCCGAAGATTCAAAAGGTTTTAAAACCGAAAGCTATAAAATTAAGGCAAAACTTTTTCAGTTTAAATATCCCGAATATATGTTTATTGAAACTGGGCTAAGTAAATATAAAAAAAAGGAAAAAAATGACAAATAAATTGCCAGTAGTGGGTCAGAGATATAGATATCGCAATTTTCCAAAAATGGAGGCAACTGTAAATTCAATAAATGATGAATTTTTTTTTATAGATAATGGTTGGAGAATACATATTTCATATTTTTGGGATTGGTTTGAAGAACTTACAGAAAATAAAGTTGACCTTGAGAAAGAAAAAGTCAGCGAAGTTGAAAGGGCTTTGGAAAAATTGAAAGAATGTGTTAAGCCTATAAATTATATGAATTATCGTACAAGTATTGATTATGAAGAATTAAGAGAAGCAGCGCAAAATCTTGTAGATGTTTTGGAAGCTGATTTAAAAGTTAATAAAATTGTTACATCGAAAGAAGAGCAATGGTTACCAATTAATTGCGCTCCTAAAGATGGCTCATCAATTATTGTTAAGGAAAATGCCAACAAAAGACATAAAATATTTAAAGCTCAATGGTTTTTAAACAAATGGTTTTCTCTTTATGAAAATGGTGGTAATGAAGAGGTTCACCCAGAATTTTGGCTTGAAGGGTCGAAAGAAGAGCCTAAAATCGATACGAAAGAAGAATGTGTTGAGCCAGTGAGTATTTGGAAAGATGGTAATGAGTTAAAAGAATTAGATAAACGAAATGCACAATTTTTAGTTAGAATGAAAGATGGAAGAGTTATTATGCCTATACTTTCTAAAATTTTCACTGGCGATAAAAAAATTGACAAAAATATAAAAGAAGCTACTACCTTAACCGACTTTCTTAACGCCTTTGAGCAAATGCAAAAAGATATTCAAGAGTTAAAAAAAATTAATTTAAAATAAATATGAAAGAAAAACTAAAAAATTTAATTTGTGGAATTATTGTTATAGTTCCTATAATTGTGCCAGCAGCACTATTATTAGTTGTGCCTAGTATTTTTGATTTTAACCATATTGTCTATTGGATAGTTATGTTATTATTGATTGTAGGTTCTTCTTTTATTTTTGCTTTACATGAAGCAGGAAAAGAACATTTAGAACAAAATCCAACCGGTAAAATTGCTAAATTTTTTAATAAAAAATAATATGAAAGAAAAACTAACCGCGCTTTGTGTTATTATAGAAAAAGAACAAAAAGAGGCTCTTAAAAAAATTGCTCAAGAAAGCAAAGGCAAAAAAAGCGTCTCTTGTTTAATTCGTGAAATTTTAACTGATTTTTTGGAAAAGCAAAATGTTCAATAACTTAAGCGAAGACTCAAAAACACTAATAAAAATTCTTGTAGCTATACTATTTTTTTACGCAATTGCGATTGCAATTATGTATAATTTGGGCGTTCATAGGCAATGCCAAACAATTGTAAATTTAAAACCAGTAAGTGGAGTTGCTCAACCATTAAACGGTGCAGAAAATAAATAACTTAATTTAAAACTTATGATTCCCTTCAAAATAAAAAAACTAACTGAAACCGCAAAACTGCCAGAACGTTCAAATGATGGTGATCTTTGGGACTTATTTGCAGACAATTTTAATGATTTAGAGCAAGATTCGTTTGAGTTATTTCCAAACCAAAGAGTTTTAGTTAAAACTGGCTTGGCAATTGAATTACCTAAAAGATATTGCGAAGGAACTCTAGGCGCAGATTTTGGTTTTCATTTTGAAAGCAGCAAACTTTTAGAAAATATAATAAAAGAAGAATTTGAAATTACTGGTTATGCTGTTGCCGACATTCGACCGCGTTCGGGTTTAGCTTTGAATTATGGATTGACAGTTCTTAACTCGCCTGGCACAATCGATAATTCTTACCGCAAAGAAATTGGCGTAATCATGATTAATCATGGAGACAAGCCTTACACAATCAAAAAAGGCGATAAGATTGCTCAAATGTTGATTAGAGAGCTTGCGCCATCAAATTTTACAGTTGTAGAAGATTTTGAAGATACTGGCAGGGGTGGTTTTGGTTCAACTGGTGTTTAATAAAAAAATGATTAATTTTGAAACTTTTATGTTTGTGTTAATTTTTTTGGTTCTTTTTTGCGTGGGATGGTTTTTAGCAGATATTTCAGATTATATTCAAAAAAAAACAAAGAAGGGCTTAAGAAAAAAATGAGGTTACTAATGAAATTAAAACTAGCAGAATAAAATTTTAAGTAATTAAAAGAGTTAATTACACCAGCTTAGCTTTTTATCGCCATGATAAACTCTAGCAAAACCTTCTTTTATTAAAGTTCTACCAACGTCAACATTATTTATTTCAACATCAGCAAGTAATCTGCCGCCGTATTTATCATGTTTGACGTTAGTTATTTTAAAAGATTTTAAATTATTAACTAAAACCTTTGTAAATTCGGAAGCCTTTTTTGCAAGCAAAGCTTCTTTTTCACATTTAGCGCGACCAGCTTTTTCAGGAGTGTCAATTCCATTGATTCTAATTGAGTATTTCAAAGGCAACATCGAAGGTATTTCAATTCTTAAAGTGTCTCCGTCAACTGCTTCAATTATTTTCCAATTTAAGGTTTTTAACTCAATTTTTGCCGACAAAGCGGAAGTTATTGAATAGCTAAAAAAACATAACGAAAAAAATAAAAAACAAATTGAAGATTTCATTTTTCTTTGCTAATTTCTTTGTTGATAAACTGAAAATTACTTGGTAATTGCCACCTAAATAATGAGATGAAAAAAGCTGCTATTAAAGATAGTTGCATAATCAAAAATGCATATATTAACGCAAATGGAAAATATAATTTATTTGCGCCGTTAAGAACTATAACTTTTTTCATATTTTTATTTTACTTTAGGATAATAAATTAACTTACTGCGTTTTTTTGGTTTGATTTTAGACTCTTCTTTGACTCTAAAAAAACGAATATATTGGATGCAAAATCAAAATTGATTGATTTGAATTTTGCAAATTGCTAAATGATTGTAAATTTTCCTTTTAATAAAGAGGCAAATTGATTGCGGTTATTATAGTGTTTAATAGATAAATGAACCCAACTTGACTCAACTAAACATTGGTCAACTTTAATTTTATTTTTTTTTAAAAATTTTACAATTTCCAAAGGACTACCAAATGAAGGGCAAACAAAATCAATAGCAGAACCTTGGACGTGTTGACTACTATCTTTGCTTCCTATAGCGCGATTTACTTCCAAGCAACGATAAGCAGAGTTAATTTTAATTGGATGTTGTAAAATATTGCGTATTTCTTGAATTTTGTCAGCAACTACCATCAAACAAGGCAAAACTGATTGCTCTTGTTTTGGATAATTATTAATGCCAAGTTCTTTTGCTTTTTCAGAAACAAAAAACTCGTCAGGTGTAAAATTGCCTCTTTTTAAGCTTTCTTTAGTTAACATTTTTTTCCATAATATTTTTTCCCAAATAATCTAACAACTACAAACATTAAATTTCTTTTCCACTTTGGAACGTCTAAAATTTTCATTACTTGCAAAAAAAACAAATCGCAATTTTTCCTTGAAAAGATTTTTTCTTGATAAAGATAGTCGTGAATTATGCAAGCTTTGTTGTAAATCCCGATTGGTGGAATTATTGGATATAAAATTCTTGGTGTTGAAGCAAAATCGGTAATAAAACCTTTTGGAATTACAATTTTATTATAGTTGTTAGAATCTGCAAATCGATAGGTATTTTTATTTAGTTTTTCGTAATAAAAACAAAATGGCTCTACAAGTTCCCATTTGCTGCCAATAGACTTTACAATTAATTCGTCTGTAAATTTTTTCATATTTTTGAACCTGAAGGAACGCCCTTTGGTTTTGGCAAAGTGTTTTTGTTAAAAGTTTTGGCTGGGTTAGTAAATCCATAAGAAAATTTAAGATTCATAGGAATTGTTTTTCCTTTTGGTTTAAATTTCAAATCTGGCTTATATGGGTTTGTAAAGCCTTTTATTTCGTAGTCTGATGGATTAAATTTTTTCTTAAAATTTTCATTTTCACGAGCAAAACGAAAAATGTTTGGCGTATTGTAAGATAATAATTCCATTTGAGAAACTAACTTTCTTATTTCTAATTTTTTTTTAAAATATTCTAAAAGTTTTTTCATTTTTATTGTAAAATTAATTAAATTTATACGCCATTTGTCTCAACATTTTATTAACTTTTTCTAATTTATCTCACCTAGTTTGATGAATAAACATTACATTTTAATTGCCTTGTTTTGTCGCTTTTCGCAGCAAACTCAATAAAGACTTTAGCAAAAGCTTCTTCTGATGTTAGTTGAGTTTTTAATTTTTCTTTGTTAGCAATCTTTGTTTCAATTGCTTCCCAATAGTCATAAACTTGATCGCTTACAATTGGAAATTCAGGTTGTAAATCGCAAAAATTATTTATCAACTTTGGTTCTTGATTTTTTTCGCAACTGGCTAGACAATTCAGGAAAAGAAGTGGTAGCAACATCTTTTTTAATTTGTGCATTTTGAATTAAGTCTTTGTTTATTAAGTCTTTGTTTATTAAGTCTTTTTCTAAATTTTCTTTTTCTAGTTTTTCAAGTTCTTGTTTTTTATTGCCATATAAAAACCAAGCAACTGCACCAAGAAAACTAGTTATTAAGGTTAAAAGTGATTTTAAATCAATCATTATTTATTTTTATATTTATATTCAAAAATTCCAACGCCTAAAATTGTCATTGAAAAAACACCAATAGAATCTAATAATCTAATAAAATCTTGATAATTTCCTTTTGTTAACATTACAACACCTCCAAGAATTCCAAGCAAAATAAAAGTTAAAGCACCACTTAAGCCAGCTAATCTTTTGCTGGAAAGTTGCTTGTCAGAATCTTGCAAAAATTCAATTAGGCGTTTTTTCATTTAAAAGCTTGAATTAAAATTGCAATTTCATTTGAACAGCTTTTTGCAACTATATAAAAACATAAAGCAGCAATAATAATTCTAGCTTGGATTTTATGGTTGTCTAAATATTTTAAAAAATATTTAAAAGCTTCAAGAGCTATTTCTAAATTACTTTTTTTCATTGATTTTTTCTAAAATATTTTGGATTTGAACTTCAATTAATTTACTAAAATGTTTTATTTCAGATGAAATTAGAGATTCTAAATTTTTAGTAACAGAATTAAAATTATGTCTAAAAAATTTATTTTTTTCCTCATTTTGATTAAGTCTTTCTAATGTTATCTCAATTTTTTGGAATCTTTTTTCATCATCTTGCTGTTTTTTTTCAAAAGTAAGTTTCCAAAACGTTTTTGCAATTACAATAACTATAAAATTTACACCAGCAATTACAAAAGAAGCAATTCCAATAATTTCATAAATAGAAGTTAAATTCATAATTAAAAAAGTCCCGGTATTAAATTAGTATTTATCAAAATTCTTTCGATTGCACTGCTATCAAGATCTGCTACATAGACTTGATTTTGCCAATTCACATTAATTCCGCCACCGCCTGAAGTTGGGCGAACGACAGGATAAACCGAATCAGAGCGATAAATTCTTATGTTGTCAGTTTGAATAAGATCTGTCGCTGTTATATTATCAAGTTTTACAGAAATAATACTTGCATTGATTCTAAGATTAGCTGCGTCTTCTGCGGTTATGCCGCCTACAAAATCACGAATGCCATTGATAGTGGTAAGGTTATATACCCACCACGCATAAAGTTCAGTCGCTAAAAAGTCAGTTGCAATTCTTAAGTCGATTTGATCGTTCACATAATCAGCTTGAAATTTGGTAATTGCTGAACCATCGAGTGCGTAGCTATTGTAAATTGCGTCATCAACTTGTGAGTCTAAAAATTGCAAGCCACTTGAAGTAACTACGCCAACCGCTGCAACTGTCAATTTTGCTGTTGTGCCGTTTTGATAAGTTGCGGTTAGTTTCATTGTTTTATTTTCTGTCCACGAATAATCATAGCTAAAGCCAGCCGATGAAAGCACATCGTTATAAATCTCTACGCTGTCAGTAATGTTGTAAAGTCGAACTCTTGAACCACTTAAAAGATTTGGCGCGGTAATTGGGGCAACTTTTATGATAGTAACATTAGTTCCAGCTGTAATCGCTGTTGCTAAAGTAGTGCCGAGACAACGCACTAAAATAGATCCGCCACCACTTGCATTGATTGTAAAACCAGAGCTTGAGCAATTCGTTAAATTCAAAATTCTGTTGCTTGACGTGGTAATATTAAGCACGCCAGCAAAAGAAGTATTGCTTGCAGATAAATCACCAGTTGCCGCAATTGTAGAGTTACCAAAATCAATTGAACCAGCGGCAGAAATTGAGCCTAAAGTTGGAAAGCCACTAATAGAAGCTATGGCAACAAGGTTTTGATAATTTGCGGCAAAAATTGAAATTGAATTGCCGCTTATGATTGCATAATTGCCAGCACTTGAAGCTTGAGCATTTAAAGTAATCGCGCCAGTTGTGAGCAAACCGCCTGTAATTGTAGAGCCACCAACAAAATTATTTGTAATTCTTAAAGTTAAAATTCCGCTTGTTAAATCCCAAACTGCGCCAGTGTTATTTAAAACTAATGCGTAAGAGCCAGCACTTGCAAAAGTTGCTGCTTTTGAAATAACGCGTGAAATTACAATGCCCGCGTTTGTCGTTTCAAAATAGGCTGCGTAATCATAAATCTTGTCAGGATTTTCAAGTGTAGTATATGACCCAACAGTTGCTTTGGTTGCTTGCGTAATAAATACATCAGCAATCAAGCTAATTGAAATAGTAGTGTTTGCGTTTGCTGGCAAATGATTTCCACTTTGCGAAATATAGCCATAGCGCGCAACTTTGTAAATCCACGTTCCAGTTCCACCAGTTGTGTCAAGCGTATAGCTAGTGCCACTTGAAGCTACATAATCGACTTGCGTGCCAGCTTCAGTTGCAATGTAAATTTGAGAACCAGCAGCTAAACCATTAATTGTTAAAGATGTTGTTAGACGTGAAATAACATTTGAGCCAGTTGAGCCAATTATTGAGTTAGTTAAATTGATCGTAACCAAACCCGTGCCGCTGTTGCTGATCGTGCCGCTGATGGCGCAGTTGGTCAAAGTGATGGTAATAGGCGTGTTGGTATTGTAAGTCAGATCGCCATTGATTGTCACGCCTGTTAAGTTAGTTGGCGTTGCTTGACTAACATTACTTGTTAGAGTGGCGTTAGTTATAGGCGTGGTCATTGTAATAGATGAAGCTATTAAATTATCAAACTTAGCACCTTTAGTCAAAGCCGATGATTTAATTGTGGCAGTTGTGCCTGAGTAACTAAAATTAGAAGCTGCTCCATTATCTATTACTACACTATTAGAGCCAAAGTTTAAGTCAGTTCCTGATGCGGACACTATGATTATGTAAGAACCTAAAGTTGGTCCATTAACTACACTCCAATAAGTTGCTGAATCATAAACATTATCAAACGTGGCGGATGAACTTAATGCCGCAACCGCTGATTCAGATAATGTAATATTTGAATCAATAACTGAATTTACTTGTGCGAGTTTTTGGAAACCATAAATCCAGTTTTCAGTAATAAAAGGAAACTGATAAACACCATCAAGATAAGCCGTTCCATTTGTTGCTCCTGCAAAAGTAACCGTTGCGGTAATAGTTCCGGTTGATGTTGGGGTTAAAGTAATATCAAATTTCTCCCAAATGTTTACCGTTGTGCTTGAAGTAAACGAGCCTGATACACCTGCCCCTGAGAATGAAATAGAAGGCGGATTTGATGCTCCATAAGTTGTATCGTGGCGAAGATACCCAATAATTCTTTGTGCTACACCTGATACTCCTTGAAATGAGAATGTGTATGTACCTGTTGTCTGCGAATTATTTCTCTGTAAAGCAATATTTCTAGTAGCTCGATTCAATACGGTATTTTGATTAATCGCAGCGGAGTTATATGTGTACTCTCGGTTAGAGGTAAACACGTTGTTGATGTTATAGGCAGGATTCCTCATCAAACCATAAACGGCGCTTGGGTTTATCTTATTTGGGTCATCAACAATTGGGTTCTGCATTGAAAATACACCACCACTATTACCGTATGACTTTAAGTATTTTATGCTTCCTTGCGATAAAAAGTCGCAGTCAATCGTCTGCACATTACAAAGAGTTGTTGATATTAACTCTGCGGTTTTGGAGCGAAATCTGCAATTTGTATATATATGTGAATTTGCATTGGCAATTGTTAGGCAGTTAACATAACTGTTGATACGGCAATTTGTTAGTCTGAGTTCAGATAAACCATTGTAACCAAGTGCGCCCGAAAATGAATTTGAACTAAGATTATAGAAAACAGAGTTTAAAACGGACAGAGAAGAGTTGTTTGGGTGAATCAAGTTTTGTTGCGTATAGTTAATACCACCGATTAAAATGTTGTTTTGAAATGGCATTGAAAGGCTACCAAAGGTAGAGCCAATCATACTAATACTTGATGTTGTGCTGTTTAGATAACAAGAATCGAATGTAGCTGGAGTTGCTGGTGGTACAGAGCTACCACTATTCCAGTTTAAGTACAAGTATCCAATGTTTCTAATTTCGCAATTTCTGACCTCAACAAGTCCGTTTGGTGCAGCAGTTGAAGAAACCTGCAAATAATTGGCTGAAACAGATGTGTCTACCTGCGACCGAATAAGCACGTTGCAACTGATGTTGCTGACAGCCAGACCAGACACACGGGCCAGCGTGACGGCAGAGACACCGACAGTCGTACCAGAGATTGAGGTGATGGTGACGGTTTGCGTTTGTGCAACATCGTTGGTCGGCTGCTCCAAGAATAGGCTATCGCCCACCACCCAGCCCGATGTGCTGGTCACTTGGATGGATGTAGCACCAGCCGACACAGGCGCGGTCAGGAAAGCGTTGCGGGTCTTTGGTGCGCCGCAGAAGCGAAAGGAGACGCCGTTTACAGTCTGCGAAATGTTGTATTTGCCACCCGCTGGGGTCGCACTCGCATTAACAACAAGTTCGGCGGTGATGCCTTGCGGGATCGGGTCGCTGTTTGTGCCGAAATCTAACCCAGCATCAGCTTGCGCTACGTTGATGTTAGCCCGCACCGTGAGAGAGGAACTGACAGTGCGCGATGCTTTCACCGTACCACGAACCACGAAGCCTGTAGCCGTATCACCTCCTGTTACAACTGTTCCATCTAGCGTGACTATGTGAGTAGCTGCAATAGTTACTGTATCCGCAATGCCCGGCACAACACCACCTACCCAAGTTGAGGTTGCAGACCAAAGGCCAGACTGTGCGGATGTGATAGCAGCCATTTTAATTTAAGGTTGTTTTAACAATTTTTTCCAAAGTATTATCTAAATTCCAAAAGAACTCTTTACGCGTAGTTATGCTATTAACTGTTGAATCTAAATATTTTAAATACTTGCCATCATAAGTTGTAGTTTTTGTCGCGTTGTTTGAAGTGTAAAGAATTTGAGCTAGGGTTTTATCGTTGTTGTAAGAAAAGATTGGAGAATCGCCTAAAATTGTTGAATCACCTGTTGCGCCTTGGATGCCTTGAAGATTTACGATTACTTCATTGGTTTGATTAACAATTTCGACAATGTTTTTGTTAATCTGTATGTTTAAATCGATGTTATTTTCTAAAATCTCAACATTGATTTTATCGATTTCAACTTCAATAATTGTATTTTCAGAATCAGAAATAACCTCAGTCATCGAGTAACTCCTTCAATCACTGTAAACGTGCCTTCAACTAATCTAGTTGCAATGGTTTCATTTAAACCAGAATTAAAAACACTTGTAAGCAAATCATAATAATAAACGCCAGCAGTTAAAGCAGTTGTTTGAGTGTTTTTAATATGAATTGCAATTGTGCCTAAAGCTCCGCCAAGAGTTATGCCGCCACCAGCATCAGTCGTAAGAGTTAAAATAGCTGGTGTGTCTGATTTATTCGTGCGGACTTGCAATTTTGCAGTATAGCCAGTAAAATTAATTAAATTCCCGCTGCTATCTTTGCATGTTAAAAGCTGGTCGAAAGTTGCACCAATTTCGCAATTAATGTTTGAAATGCCAGCTGTCATATTTAAAAAGTAATGTCAATTGCTTCAATTTCTTCAAGAGTTGTGCAAGCATTTATTTCTGCTTCTTTCTCATTTGCAAAAGTAACATAAGTTGTTCCATCATTTCTAAGATGATTAGATAATTTTCCAGCAACTTCTTGATTCAAAATAATGTAACCTTCACGCCTACTCTCGCCTTCAATTATTTTACAACTATACTTAATTGGCACTACACTAAGAAGCGCGCCAAAAACAATTGTGTGCGGCTCTGTTAATACAATTCCAGTTGATTTTGTGCTAAATTCAAAATATACTTTTGGCTCTTCTTCTTTCTCCCATTCATGAGCTGTAGAAGCAACCCAAGTTTTTTCCAAAGCTGCATTGCGATTAATTTTTACTTGAGCTATTTTAGCTAATTTAGCTTCTGCCAAATAATCAAAAGCTTCAACAACTCCACCATCAGCAATCCATTTTTGCACAGCTTGATAATCAGAATTGTCTTGTGCATTTGGCACAAATATTGAATCATTGACCAGATAACTATTTTTTTGTTCTTGAACTTTTGTAATTTTCATGGTTTATAATTCCGAAGAAATTGATATTGTTCCTAAAGTGTCAACGGTATCGATAACACCTCCTGAATTAGCCGTAACCCCAGAAATTGTTAAAGTTAAATTAAAACTTTTAACATTATTGGCGGAATTGTTAGCAACTACATTTGAAGACACATAATTAGAAGTTGCATTATTGAATCTAAACTTATTAGTCCCCCCAAAAGATATTGAAGCAGCTGCTCTTTTTTCAACAACATAATTGATAATCCCTTGCGCCCCTGTAGTTGATGATGCGAAAGCTGTACACAAAGGAGTATTAGCACTTCCTCCTAAAATTTCAAAATATCTTTGGCACAAAGTTAATTCTTCTTGAATAGTTCTATTTTCAAAAGGGGTAGCAACCGAGCCAGCTTCTAGTTGAACGCCAGTTATTCTGAAATTGTTTGAAGTGCTGTCGCAAGCATTCACTTGGTTTGCTGTCGCTACAAAATCACCAGTTTGCCAAGAATTTGCTGTTGTTTGAAAGTTTGAGCCACAAGCTAAAGTAAAACCAACAGCAATTCCAATACCATTTGTGTAATCCCAAGTTCCAGCGCTTGGCGAAGCGGCAATTACAACAGTTTTAAATTCCCAAGTGTCAGAAGCGTTTATCGTGTATTCGGCAACAAACGATCTATTGTTTGCAGCGTTTTTAAAAGAAACGCAATAAATGCCTGTTTTAGTTGCTTTTACATAAAAAGACAAAGTCATTGATTTTTGCGCCAAAGGTAAAAAATTAAAACCTTCTACAGCTTGAGTCAAATGACAAAATTTTGTTGCAGAAATTGAAGCATCTGCTGTTTGGCAATCAACTAATGCAGAATAATTAAATAGTCTGCCCGCTTGCGTTGGAACATCAGTTGAACGCGAAATATCGTGAACCATTGAGCCAGTTTTTCTATAAATAAAACGATCGGTTGTATATGTAGAATCCACAACACTTGCAAAAGAAGTTCCGCGTTGCCAAATGTTAAAATCGCCATTGATGATGGCGTTTTTGTTTGAAAATAAAGGATTTTTTTCAAGCACTCGAACAAACGAAGTGCCATTATATCTAAATGTTATATCATTAGTTGTTGAAATATCACCAACATCTAAATCAGTTATGCCGTCTTCTTTTTTAAGGTTTTTAACTCCAGCGGAATTGACGTTGACAGTTGATGCACCTGTGTTGGCATTGCCAGCGCGAAATTTAATTATCATGCCAACAAAGTAGGTAAGCGTTGCATTGACAGGAGCTTTAAAAGGTAAAACTGTATTTAAAACATAAGAATTTTCCGTTCCAATGTCTAAATAAAATTGACCACCGCTTGCATAACTTGCCGCAGCAATAGAGCTTTGGTTTGTATCTGATGTGCTTGGAGTTTGACGGCTCGATGAAATAAGAGCGTTGTAATCAGCTAATTGATTCCATTCGTCTGCGCCGACTTGATTTCCATTTACTTTTGACGTGATAAAACTTGACATATTTTTTTATTATAGTTTTAATTTAAAAAAATTGTGCTTTTTTTAACAAAAAAACAAAATCCGAATTTCAAGAGTATAAAAAATAAAGTTTTGTATTTGCTGGCTTCAATTTATTAAAAAGACAATTCAAAATTTCAGGTGCACCAGAACTTAGCGTAAAAGGTAAAGTCAAAGGAAAGCCGTTTGGTTGCAAAGAAGCAGGAAGTTTCACAACAATAATAAATGGGGCTTCTTCTTCACTCATTAAAATAAATGGCAATGTAAGCGGAAATGTTGAGGTATCAACTCCAGTTTGAACGACTACACTGTAACCTAAAATTGCCGCGATGTTTTCAAATTGTTTTTTAGTCGTCGCATTTACGCCCGACAATTTAAGTAAAATATTCAATCTTCTTTGTTCAATCGTACCAACGTTTGAAATGCAAAAATCAGGTATGCCAACAAAACCTTCCCATTCTTCTAAAAGCGCGGTGGTATTGTTTGGGTTATATTCGTCGAAAACTTCATTAATTTTATTTCTAAATTCTAGCCATTGCGAAGCCAATCCGATCAAAACTTTTCTTAAATTTGAACCTTCGCAATTTTTAAGTTGGTGCAAATCGTCGTTTGGTAAATAACCAGCCAGAATATTTGTTTGCGTTGCGATGCTTCTATTTTCTAAAAAACTCATGGAAATGTAATATTACCTAAAGTTGCTAATTCTGAATCAGAAATTGAAATTGTGCCGCTTGGCAATGTTAAGCTAAAAGTTGGAGAATTGCCGTCTGCATCAATTACGCTATAAATTAAAGAGTTGTACTCATTAGCAACTAAATCGCCACCAACCGCAACCGAATCACTTCTAAAATAATCATAAAGAGTTGTTGAAATTGCCGAACGCATTGCAGCAGTATTTGGCGATAAAGAAGAGAAGCTAAAATTTATTGGAACTGCTGTTGGTGGACTCACAATTACATAACTGTCAGGCGTATTTGCTGGCGTAATGCCGCTATCTGGATCAATAATTGCATTTTTAACAGCTAAGGCTTGTGCTGATGTAGGAATATTATTTGCGTCGCCATCCCTTGTAAAATAAATTGTAACTTTCCCAGCGGCTGGCGTTGCTGTTTGAACCCAGACCCTATTAATGCCACTTATTTTTTCTTTAATAAAAACAGGCAATCCGTTAGCAGTAAAAGGCGCGCTAAAATTAGAAGTTCTTTCCAAAAGTCTTGTGCGTAAAGACTCATCATCTTCTAAATCAAGTCCATTTGTAAATCCGCTATAATCAATATAACAACTAGTTTCAACGCCTACAATCGGGCTTATTAAAGTTAATTCTGAACCACCGCCCGAATTACCATTTGCCCCGTATTCAACAGCTGAAACTTGAACTTTGGCAGTTGTGAAAGTTGCCAAAATTGTGCCAGTTGCTGGCGTTACTGGTGAATTAGCAACTTGGAATGTGAAAGAGGTTTCTGAAATTACTACAATTGTAGTTGTGATATTGTAGTCTGATTGAGACGCACCTGAAATAGTTATGGTTGCACCAGTCGCTAAATTATGTGCTGAAGTAGTGGTTGCCGTTGCCGTTGCGCCGCTTCTAGTTAGTGAAGCCAATCCAATTGTTGATGTTGAAATTGTCGCTGCTGCTTGGGTTTCGTATTCTGTGCCATCTGCTGATTGAATTGCAGTTGCGGCGGGAATTAAAGTTGACGCAGTGCCTTCAAAAATAACATAACCAGAAGCTTGCATGGCAATTTTGCGAGTAATGCCAAAAAATGAAGCCCAATTTTCTAAATATTCATCTGTCGCAGTTTGCGGAAAAAGTTGTTTTAAAAGATCTTTGATTAAATCATTGTTTTCATCAAAACCAGCGGACATCGCACTTGTTAAACCGCGAATTGCGTTATTGCGAATATTTGGATCGACATGTTTCGAGCTATCTAATTGACCAGCGTTTATCGCTAAAATTAAATCACTAACAATCCTTTCTTGAATCTGTGTAATTGATGGAAAGTTTATTGTCATGTGGCGGCAAATAAATTATAATATTGGCTATTTTTTTGAAGCTTATTTACAAGTTCGATTTGAAGTTCAATTTGAGTATTTAATCTAGTCGCTTGTACTTTTGTTTTTGAAAAAATATTGTCTTCAATCATCCAAGCCAAGCCATCGGTAATTGCGCCTTCAAGCAATCTTAAATTGCTGTCAGTATTTTTAGCTTGCTCTGTATATAGCCAGAAAAGCGAGCCAACTTGATAGCCTTCTTTTTTAGAAAATTCGTTTGTAAAATGTCCCCGTCGCAAATTAGGCTCTGAAATTTGGGAACTAGAGGCTCTTTTTTCGCAAAAAACAGACATATAAACAGCGGTATCTAAACCATCGGTCAATTCAAAATCACCATTAGCGAAATCAATATCCCAATCTCCGTTTGAATCTTGCTTGAATTTTAAATCGATTGCCATAATTTACAAAAAATGTTTGATTAAAAGTATTTTTTAAATCCCAAAAAACAAAATCCGAAAACCAAGATTTTTATGATTAGCAAAGCGCAAATTTTAAGCACAAGCGATGGCGGGCTTAAATGTAAGGTAAAAACTTTTGAAGGTGAAATTTTGGACAAGGTTTTGATTTTACAACCTTATGGAGAAGCCAGCAATCCAATAATTGATAAAGGAAGCTTAGTTTTGCTTTTCTATCCGCAGGGCAGTAAAACAAGTGCCTTTGCCGTGCCATATAATCCACTTCTCCAGCCAACTTTAGAAACTGGCGAGAAAGCAATTGGTAATTTTTCCGCTGGAAATAAAATTACTTTTAAAAAGAATGGTGATATTGAGATAAATTGTAATTCTGCTCTTTTTTCTGGCTTGATTAATGCGGTTGGCAATATCAACACAAGCGGAGTTTACAAAGTTGATGGAGTGCAAGTTTTAAAAGAGCGGCAGCCCGCAATTACTAACCCATTAGCTGGTTTATCTGAACTTCATGCAACGGTTGACTCAATATTAGTGATGCTTAGAGCGCATGGACTTATTGCACCTTAAACTAAGGCTTAGCAATTAAATCGGTGGCAAAACTACTTCCATCAGCAATATTTGCGCCTTCAATTGAAAAAGCACCTTGTTCAACAATTGATAAATCAGTAAAAGAACCTTGTAAATTCTTAACAAAAGAAACTCCTTGAATTAAGAATTGACCGCTTACTTGGCACATCTCATCTTTTACTTGAACTAAAGTGTTGGGTTGCCAAAGCAAACCGTTGTTTCTATTCGTATAAAATCCTTGAACGCGGCAATTGTAGCGCGAGCCTTTTGCACGTCTTATATTAACATACCATTTAGCTAAATTTTTCAAAGAAACTGATTCAGTATCGGCGGACATACTAACGCGTTTTCGTCTCGTTGCTCTAATTGAATTATCAATTGCAATTCCACTTTGCCCAACGGTTTGAGCAACAAAATCATCATTGCCTTTTGAAGAGTAAATCTCAAAGAATCTATAACGTTCCGTAGTGCTTATATTAATTGAAGCAGAAAGAATATTGTTATTATTGCCATTAATTTCTTGAATCAATCCACCAACAGCTAAATCACTGCCTTCGCGCGTAATAACTAAATCGCCATCTTCATTGGTAATCAAAAGAACTTGTAATTTTTTTGCGTATCTATCCATAAAAGCAGCGATTGTATCGCCTTTTTCTGTGGCAATAACTTCTTTTGCGCTTAAAGTTCCTAAATCAGCAACATCATTAATAACAGCGATCGAATGTCCATTGTCTTTCAACACTGTTTCCAAAAGCCTAACAAAATTTCGTTGAAAATATTGTTTTGGAATTATGGAGCTATCAATTAAATCTCCAGTTTTATCGCGACCTGAAACTGAAATTGAGTGACTGCTTGAAGAATAGCTTATATCTAAATCTTCGATAAAGCCCGACATAACTAAATTATCGTCAATAAATACTTTAACAGAATCTTGAACTTTTAAATCATTTTGAATTTTGCCAAAAACTCCAGCCATAAAATCAAATGAATCTTTGACTGTTGTTGAAAATGAAAATTGACTTGCAAGATTTTCAATTGATTTATTAATAGCAGCGTCAGTAAATCCTTGGTATTTTATGCCATTTACTTCCAAGATTAAATCAGACATTGCTTAAAAGTTTGATGTTGCCTTGAATGCGGCTTGTGTCGCTAAATTGATTTAATTCTCGAATATTTTCTTTTAAATCAAGTGATCCATAAAAAGAGTAAACTAAATTATTCAAAGAAATTGGATTGACTTGTTCATAATCAATTATGTTTGGCAAGCTAATTGAAAGTTGCGAAAAAATATTAGTAGCTTCAACGCGCATATCTAAAAGAAGTTGGTAAATATCTTTATCTAAGTTTGAAGGCAAAGCAGCAAAGCCAGCTTCAAGTTTTGAATTTACAGAATTTAAATCTTGCAAAGTCGCATAATCAATATTTGCAGCTGCATTGTAAGCAATCGCCATCGCCGAAGCGTTCACAAAATTATTTAATTGATCTTGATTTGATTTTATATCTTGCTGCAATTGAGAATTGCCATTTGAAACGCGGTCTCTTTCATTAAAGCCAAAAAGACTTGACATAACAACAAAAACATCTTTTGCCGAATTGTAGCCAACAGAAAGATTGTCGAAAGAAGTTCTTAAATTAGCAGCTAATTTTGAAGGGCTTTGAACTAAAGAATTAGCAGAATTTACAATTTGGTTTAAGGCAGTAGTTGCATCACCAATTGAATCAGCCGCACCTTGGACTAATCTTGAAGCTCTATTTATTTGATTCGCAACTTGCTTTGTTGTTTTAACGGCAGAATCAAATTTTGCTTTGGCTTTGACAACGCTTTTCCATCCTTTATCAAAAACAGCTTCATTGCTGCCAAGAATCTTACTTTTTAAATTAGCTAAAAACCCTTTATTGCCTTTTAACTTAGAGGGCGAAATATTCAAAGAAGCAACTTCAAAATTCAAAGTAAATTTAGAAATGCCCAGCTCTTTTACATTATCGCTTACATTGTAACCAACGCAAACAACGTTTTGAGAGCCAAAAGTAGGATGAATCAAAGTTCCAATTCCCGAACTTTCTAAGACTTCAATTAAAGCATCTCTATCGCCAAAAGAAACATTATCATCAGTCCACGCGGTAATCGAGAATTTCTTTTCAATTCCGCCTAAATCTTCAACATAACGTTCTTTGCGGTTTGGATATTCATGAGAAATTGTTTTTCTTCCGCCATCAACGCTTGTGTCTTGATAAGCAAATTCAACATCTTTAAAACTTGCAGTTGGCAATCTAGCAATGTTAAAAATTGTCATTAGCTCCCCGCATAAACTGAATTGACGCCAACATTCATAAAGTTTTTAGGCGCAGGGGCAAAACTAGTATTTGAACCTTTTGGCAAGCCTTTAATGTTAATGTCCATTTGACCGCCAGCGGTTACTTGTTGTTGTTGGTTAATATTTTGACTAGCTGCTTGATTTACTGGTGAAGGCGCAACGCTATTTGCTAAAGAATCTAAGCCAACAAAAGAAAGCACGCTTGCCGCATCAGTTCTAAAAGAATTAAACTTTGCAATTGCTACGTCAATCTTTGCACCTATAGCATCAAAAATTGAAAGAAATTCGTCTTTTAAAAAATTGAAAACTATCATAAAACTATCTTTTAAAAGATAGCCAGCAACGGCAAGGGCAGCAATTCCAGCAATTACTAAGCCAACTGGTGAAATTAAAAGCGCAAACGCTGCACCAATAGCTACAATTCCATTAGCCATAAAACCAAAAGCAATTAAAAGAGGCGGAATTATTACAGCTAAAGCACCCAAAACAAGAATTATTTTTTGAGTTGTTGGACTTAAAGCTTGAAATTTTCCAATCAAATTAATTATTACGCTCAAAATTTTATTTGCATAAGGCAGTAAAATAGATCCGAGAGTTATACTTAAATCTTTAAAGCGAGAAGATAAAATTCTAGTTTGATTTGCAAAGCCTGCTTGAGTTCTAGTAAAGTCGCCTTGCGAGTTCTTCGTCATTGCCATAATATAATTATAGCGCAAAAGAACTTTCTCATCTTGACTCATTTTTTGAAGCTTTTTTGTAATTCCTTGACTCAAAGCAAATTGTTGTAAATTTACTTCTGTCATTACAATTCCAAGGCGTTTTAAAGACTCGGTTTCTCCAGTAAAAACTCCAGCTAATGCCGTAGTTGCTTCGCTTACATTAATATTTTTAAATGAAGCTAAATCGCCAGCTAATCCAACTAACTTAGTTGATAAATCTGCGGCTTTTGTTTGCGATAAACCCATTGACGTTGACATATCACCAAACATTGCTGCCATATCTAAAGCAGAACCTCGATCAATACCAAAGTTTTTTCCAGCACTTTCAGAAAAGCTTTTAACGCTATTTGCAGCACCACCAAAGGCAACTTCGACTTTATTTAAAGATTCTTGATAATCTGATGCGGTTTTTATAAACTTATTTCCAAGCAATCCAAGCGGAAGGGTTGTTTTTAAAATTAAATTTTTACCAATTTGTGCAGATTTATTGCCAATTTTATCTAAATTGCTTTTTACTTTATCAAATCCATTTGACATCTTTAGAGCAGACTCTTCAACCTTATCGGCCGTAGCTTTTAAATTAGTTTGAATCGTCTTAAGTTTGGGGCTAATTTTATCAACTAAATCGTAGACATATTTTATTTGAAACATCTTTTATTTCTCTTTTGATTTCATTGCTTCGTTGATTTTAGTTGCTTCTTCATTGAGTCTTAAAAGTTTTGGAATTGGCAAACTTTCTAACCATTCAAAACTTGCCGCGCCTTTGTAAAAATAAGCTAAATTGCAAATCAAAGATTCTAGCTTAGTGTTTTCATCCAAGAAACAATAAAAAAAACCTCTAAATATTTAGCCAATAGCTCCTCAAAATCAGATTCATCAAGCTTTTGTAAATCCAATGCAACTAGCTTTTGTTTTCTTTCTTCATCTTTAAAAGCGATGTCAGAAATTAAAAATGTTTCAAATCTTTTAAAGAAAGAAACAATATCAAAATCCTTAGCCGCGTATAAAATAGCCTTGATTGATTTTGCTTCTAATTTACCATTTTCATCATTTACTTGTACTTGCTTTTGTGCTTCATCTTTTGGAAGCGAAGCGGTCATTGCAAATACGGCTTCAATAAATTTCTTTTTCAAAACAATTGTTAAATCGCGATGTTTAAAACTTGGCGCAGATAAATAAATTTTATCAATATCAGCAAAGTCATTTTTGCTATCAACATTTATTTGAACTTTAATTGGTGTTGATAAATCGAAAGTTAAAGATTCCATATTTTAAAAAAATTAAACAGCAGGATCGCCAAATATTATATAATCGACAGTATCTTGGTCTTTGCGAGCAGGCAACGCTTCCATTGTGCAACTAGAAAAATTTTCGCTTCGATAAGTAATTGTATTATTGTCACCGTTGTTGTAAATTCCATTAAACAATTCATTTGATGTAGGACTAACGCGTTGAGTAATCTTGATTGTAGAATAATTTGACATAACGTCAGTTGTAAAAATATTCTTACCATTAATTTGTGGATTTGGCTTTCGAGTTATTGAACCCGGAGTTATTTCAATAGCTTCATAACTCACTGATTTGCCATTAATTATTAAATTGCCGTAATCTAAAATAGTCATATGTTTTATTCAAAAGTTGGGGTAAAATTAACTAAAATATTTCTTACTTGAGTTGTAATATTTGCAATTGCTTCAGCTGTTAGCGTGCCAGTTGCAAGATTGATAACTACAGAATCAGTCAAAGCTTTTTTGAAAGCTGCTTGTTGATCCGTGCCAGCTCTTAACAAGCAATAATTGTTATTGCCATTGATGCCCGAAAGTGTAGCATAGTAGCCCATCAAAGCAGCGATAAAACCTTCTTTATTGACCATTGGACGACCAGCAATAAGTTGTCCAGTTGTTAAAATATGTTGTGAGAAATCAGCTTTAAGATTATTAAAAATGTATTCAGCGGTTAAGGTTAAAGTATCAAAATAGTTGATATATTTAAAGGTTACGTCTGCATTTCCAAGCATGTTGGTTTTGTAAGTCGTTACCGCTTCATTTGAAATAATAACAGTATTTGCAGGATTATTTCTAAGCACCCAACCACCAGAATTTTGTAATTCTAAAGCTTCCGCGTCAGAAAAATCATTTCCAGTTTCAATAATTGGCAATAAATTAAATGGAGTGTTATGATAAGGAATTGCAGCAAAGAAAGAACCGCCTAATGATTGCCCGTTGGTTGTGATTGAAGATGTATTTGAATTTACAGTAAGTCTTAATTCACGCAAAGCGGCAGCATAGGCGGCAATAACAATCGGATTCTCAAATATAGCACCGCCTTTGTGAGCAGTTCCTGAAATCAGCTTATTTGGAATATAACCGAGTGTTTTTTGATTTAAAGCATCTAAAGCGGTGTTGCTGTTAGCATAAGTATCATTTTTACAAACAATACCGAACTCGTGAACAATTTTATTGTCAACATTGAATTTGGATTCGGTTTCAGTTGTTAAAGTTGAAATGCCCCATTCTGCTGGGAAAATTATTGTTGAATAACGAGTGCTTGCAATTGCGTCAAATACCGCTGTCAAAGTTGGGTTAGTTGCACCGCTTGCAAAAGCTGTAAGAGTTGTTGTAATTCCAGCGACAGATCCTGAATATTTTAAGCCAATTGAATTTCCAACAGTTCCTTTATTAATTGCAGTTAAAGCAACGCTTCCAGTTGTATTGACCGCATTTACTGGTCTGTCTAAATTTGCATTAATTGCGGTTTCGAGTAAAGTTCCAAGAGAAGCGGCAGTCGCACCACTTGCAACATTAATTTTGTAAACACCATTGCGAATTGAATCGATGTAAACTGTAATTGTGCCAGCTTCTGTTGCAGTTCCAGTAAAGGCGACAATTCCAGTTGCGGCAACACCGCTTCCGCTGTCAGTCAATCCAATTGCGCTAACTTTTGGTCTAATTCTTGAAATTGAAAGTTGTTCAATTAAAGCGCGACCAGCCTTAGCAATGTGAGAAGTTCTACCAAAAGCATTATTAAAATCTGTGGCAGAAAGTAAATTGTCAACCAAAGCACCACTTGAAGCAGTTCCCGAAACCATGCCGCCAACAATCAAAATTGAACGAGCGTCAGGGGTTTGTGGGGTTTTAGCTGAAAGAATATTAGTAGTTACATTTGGAAAAGAAGCAGCCATATTATTTTTTTGATTTTAAGGTTTCAGAAACTATTTCAACGCAATTATCAATAACAGAATCAGCTAAACGACTGCGCCAAAATAAATCCAAAGGAATTGAATTTTCATCTGCGGCAACTTCAATGATTGCGTCTTTAAGCAGCTTACCCTGCGGTGTGGAAAGATTTTGATTTAGTTTTAATTTCATAAACAGAATTTAATTAAATGTTGAAATCAAAATATTTTTAAAAAAGAAAAACAAAAATCCGAAAACCAAGACTAACGGAAATTTGGTTTAAAAATTAATCCGCTGTCTAAAGTTCCATTAATTATTTTTAGAGGAGTTCCATTATTGAAATCAGCAGTATCACCAGATTGCACAAATCCTTTAGCTAAAAAGTCGAATCTATGAACATAATAAGCAGCGACATAATCATCAGACTCATTGCCAACATAGGCACAAGGTTGATAAGTTCTTTCAACTAAATTTGAATCAAAAATATGATTGGCAATACTTTTTAAAATTGGCTTTTCGTAAATTCGCGCCGTGTCAGATTGTTCACCACCTAACGTGCTAGTTTTGCTTGGTAAAAAAACATAAAGAGAAAAATCTTGTTGAGCTTCAAAATAAAAAGATTGATTTTTATTTTGAGCAGATGAAATATTGCTTGCGATTGTTTCGTTTTTATAAATTGATTTTGCGTTCAAAACAACAAACATCCAAGGTTTAAAAATCTTATTAGAATTTGCCGAATAATAATCTAAAATTCTTTGAGCAGTTGCTGCATAATCAACACGGGTGCCACTGCTTATTTCAATTGTGCCTTGCGCTGGTGAGTTAAGATTTGAGTTTGAGCTTGCGTAAGTAAATTGAGTTGGTGAAGTAACTGTAATTTGTTTATAGCCATTGTAGCTAGTCTGGTCTTCAAGCAAAAGATAGCCAGCAACTGCCGCTGGTGTTGTTGGCGTTGTTGTAATTTTAAAAGTAAAGATGTAGCTTGTCGGAACGCTTAAAAGTTCAAAACTGCCGCTGTATCCAGTGCTTGCGCCAGCAATTTCAACATAAAGCGGCAAATTTTCTAAAGAAAATAAAGATGGATCGGATAATTCATGATCGGTTAAAGATGTAGCGGTTACAATATTTCCTACACGAGTCAAAGAAACTAAAGCGATTGGTTTTTTTGCGCCTCTAACTGTGATGTAGTTTCCAGTTGCTAAGTTGTGCGCGCTTAATGTAGTCGCTGTAATTATGCCGCTTGATTGAGTCAAAGAAGAAACGCTTTTAATATCGCTAAAATCATCGGTGAAGCTTGGCAATATTTCTTTTAGTCTATTTACAACATCAATAGCTTGCATAATTAATTTGAGTTTTTGAAGCCAGCGGCTTTGATTTGTTTATTGATTTCAGTTTCAAGATTTGATTTAACTTGCTTTTCTAGTTTTTTAACAGTACGCCCAAGTGGTTTTCTCGCTGCCATTTTTGAACTTCCAAGTTCTAAAACTTTTGCGTATTCTTTGGCTATACCTTCATTGCCAGAACCAAATTCTAAAGTTCGATTTCCACGCACTAAAAAATCAACGGACTTTCTAAATTTGCCACTAATCACGGCGGGGGTTTCACTCGGTGCGGAGGCGGTGTGTAACCTTGCTTTTTTCAAAGCTCCACTAACGCCAACATATACTTTGTAAGTACGCCCGCTTTTTTTAAGCTTCATGTCTTTGCGTAAATTCTCCACTAATTGCTTGCCCGAAATATAAGCTCCCATTCTAATACCTTTTGTTATGTGATTAGGCAAGGCTGCGTTAGCCATCATAGCTTTTTCGTTTTGAGGGTCTTTAATTATTCTAAACATTATCTAGCGTTTGCCAAAATTGATTTGTCGCCTTTTTCAACGCAACGAATGCGAATTATTTTATTTTCTTGGTCAATATTTTCGATGTTTTTGACTTTGAAGCGGTTATTGTCATATTCAATCCAAAGCTGTTGTTCATAATTAAGGCTTGGGATGTATCTAACAAAGAAGTCAGTGTTCAATCCATTTTCAATATTTACGCCATCGATAAATTCGCGATTTGAAGTTGTTTTAATCAAAGCCCAAACGCTTACAAGGGTTTGAAAAGCAACCGAAGAAACTGCATTTGGTGAATTATTTGCTTTTATTGAGCTAGTTTGAATTTTTATTCTTTTATTAAAATCGCCAACGCAAACTTTGTTGATGTTTTTTTGAATTGATCGGCACTTCATAAACTCACCAATAATTGTGGCAAAATATATGGAAAATAAAGTTTTTTAAATTGAGTCTCACCACCATCTATGCAATCGCCAGCATTTTCGTAAAGATAAGCAACGTGTGATAACATTGCTTGTTTTAAAGCTTGTGGCACAAAACTTGAATCAGCACCATAGCCCGAAACAAAAGTAATTTGAACGGCTTGTTTTCTTTCATCAGTTGAAGCCCAAGAATAACTATTTTTTATTTCAATTGAGCTATACTCTTCATCAGTGAAATAATAGCTGTTTGCGTCCTGCGTTGTTAAAATATCGTTTATGTAATATTTTATTGATGTGATTGATTGTAGTTTGCTTTTTTTTATCTCAATTCCATTGCAACTTGGAAAACAATCTAAGTAAGTGCGCCAAGTTTTATTTATCATGTCGCGCCCAGTTGTTTTTTCTGCGATTTGGCGGGCTGTTTTAATCAAAGGCGTTAAGATAGCATCATAATCAATTCCATCAATTCTTAAATGATTTCTAACTTCATTTAAAGTTATTGGTTCACTGGTGGCATCAGTGATTAGAGTGTAATTGATTGGCTGGCTAAAAATCATTTTATTTTTCTTCTTCAATTTCTTTAGTTTCAGAAGCTACTTCAATTTTTTTTTGTTTTTTTCCAAACAATTTATTTTCAGGAGCTTTTTGAATTGCTTTGTTTTCTAAAGTTTCATCAAAAGCCTTTTCTTCTGATACCAAAACACCCCATTTTTCATTGATAAAGACTTGTGCTAATTCATCAAATATTTCGTAAGTTTCGCCTTCTTTATATTCTTTTGAGAAATTTCCTATTTGGTTTGATGCGGCGTTGGTGGTTTTTAAAACTTTAATTTGCATATAAATTGATTAAAAAAAGGGGGCATAAAAACCCCCTTTTAATTGCTAAGCAGTTGGTGTAGTTCTAGGCGAGCCTAAAATAACATCGGCAGTTGCAAGAGAGCCTGAAGTTACAGAAGTTGATGTTATTGATGCTTTTACATATCTTTTCTTTCCTACGTAGCCAATTCTTTGACTAGCGTGAGAAGCTGTCAAAGCTGTTGGAGTTCCAATTAAGAAAGAAGCGTCAACGGCGGTAAAAGTCGTACCATCATCACTTTCAGTAATAACTGGAAGGTAAGAACCATCGGTTCTAACTCCCAATTTGAAATTGAAAGTTGCTGATTCATAAGCGTTCAAATCAATTGAAGAACCAGCAGTTGTTGCGTTGGTTGCAATTGTTTGAATATTTAGCGCGTTAGTAACTACGCAACTATTTTTAAAATCTACAGAAGCCATTTTTTTAAAAAATTAAATTAATATTGATTAAGAAGTTGCAATTTTGATTTTTTTCAAAACTTCAGGACGCACTACTTTGCCACCAGTTCTTTTGAACACGTGATAAACTAATTTGTCGCTACCAACTTGAGTATATTGATCTTCAATAATGCGAAGATTGTTATTGTCGGCAATTACATAACCTTCCATGAAGTCTCCACAGATAATTGGGAAAGTGTTAGCTCCAATGTCTGGCATATCGTTAGCAAGATTGTAAGGCAAGCCAGCAACCAAGTTTGGAGTTCCGCCATTTAATGCAGGTTGAAACAAGTAATTGTCGTTAGTAGTGCCGCGCAAAGTTCTAATTCCTTGGTGCAATGTTTTACGATTGAACATGAAAGAAAGGTTGTAAGCACTTGGATTAACAATATCACCTTGAACTTTAAGCAAAGCTTCACCAGCTCCTAAAGTTGAAGCGTAACCACTTGCAGTATAGCCAACGCTTGCATTTGTCATTAAGCCTTCAGGATCTAAAGTTCCAGTTCCGTTAATAAATGCAGTACCTTCACCTTTTGCAATTTGTTTAAGAATTTGCTTAGTAACTACTGCTTTCATGTCAAAAGCTGAATCATCGAATAACTCACGAGTAAGCTCAATTTTGAAAGCCATTTTTTTAAGGAAAATTTCTTCAGTTCCAAAGGTTGGATCACTCGCAGTATTAGATTGACCTTCACCAACCCAGTAAACAGTAGGAAGTCCTGTTTCTTTAGTGAAAATTAAAGATTTAGCATTAGTAGTTGTTTGAACGTTAGCAACTTGACGAACTGGAGAAACTTCAACAACTGCTTCAAGAATTGAATTAACATAAGTTTCATGAACTAAAAATCCGCCGCCTGTAGAAACGTCAGTTCTTAGATATTTTCTTTCTGGTTCATGTTGAAATTCTTTACCCATTTTCAAAAACTTTTCAAAAGCTTTTAATTCTTCTGATGCTTTTTGCTTTTCTTCAGAACCAAGATTTGGTCTTTTTAAGTTTGCTTCAAAAGCAGATAAAGTTTCTTTCACTTCTTTTAATTCTGCTCGTAAAGCATTCTTTTCTTGCGTATCTTTTTGGTTCAAATCTTCTTGAACATCTAAAAATTTGTTACATCTGTCGATTACTTCTTGACGCGGTGAAATTGATTTAACTTCTTCGCGCAAGAAATTTAAGGCTTCCATTGTTTGTTGATTAATATCTGACATATTATTGTTTTTTTGATTTAATAAAGTTTGTTAATTCGCTTATTTTAGCCAGCAATTCGGCTTTTTGCTCGGCATCGCGCAGAGCCTTTATTTCTTCAGCATCACGCTGATTGGAAAATTCTTTGATTTTAGAAATTAGGGTTTTAGCCTCGGTATTTGAGAACCCTCTTTCTTTGAGTGATTTTTCGACATCGCTTAGCGACTCAAGAGATTTAAAGCCAGTTACTAAAGCTTTTGGATTCATGGCTTTGGTAACTAGAGAAATTTCAAAGAGTTCAATTTCTTTGATAATTCTGATTTCATCTTGGTATTCGCAATTGATTGCAAAATAACCAATCGACATTTCTCTGACCGAGCCAATTCTCATTTGCGGAATTACTTTACCGCTTACTTGTGTATCATCTTTTGGTAATTTAGCTTGAACAAATAAGCCCTTAGCGTCTTCTCTTAAAGTGATTGAAATTCCAATTGGCTCATCCATTTCATGTTGCCATAAAATCGGGACATTAGGGGTTTCAATAAGCGTTTTGGCAAATGCACCAGCAGCGATAACATCTTCGCCTAAATCGACATTGCCAAAAGTTGAGGCGTAACCTTCAAAAATAAAGTTATTGTCTTCTTCAGACATAGCCTTGATTTCAAACGAAAAGCTCTTAGTTTCTTTTATTTTTTGTTGCATGTGCAAAAATTTTATTAAAAATGTTTGCATCTAAATAAATTTGTGGCTAAAAATCGCCAATCCGAAAACCAAGATTTTAAAAAATGGACTTATTTAACATTAGATTTAGTGGCGATTACGAATTGCTTAAATGGATAATCAAAAAGCATAAAGAGGCGTTGCCTTACAACGGGGAAGTTTTGAGATTTAGCGCATCATTGCCTTATTGTAAAAGTATGTGCCATGATTGGAATCATTACGGCGTTCCTACACGCGTTTGGAACTCTTTACATAAAGATTTAGTAATTGCGCGACTTATGGGAAAAATAAAAGAAGAGAATGTAAGAACTTTGGAGCAATTAAAAGAAGAATTTAAAAATAGGAAAAAATGACAGTATTAATCGCGCAACATACAAAAGAAAAAATAATCTTGGGAGCTGACACGGGGCTATTTATGGGCAATCATAAATTTCATTGTAGCAATCATCAAATCCAACAAAAAATTGCAACAGTCAATGATATTGTCTTTTCTTCAACTGGTCTTTATTCTGAACAAGTTAATTTTGCGTTATTTTGCCAAACAAGAAAGCCCGAAAGAAACGACCAGTTAGGTATTCAAAGATTCTTTATTGATTTTGGAAAATGGTTAAAAGAACAAAATATTGAAGCAAATGGAAAAGTAGAAAATCATTATTTTTTAGTTTTTGAAAAAAAATTATTTCATTATCAAGGTGGTGCAGTTCAAGAAATTTTAGAAAATGATTTTGCAACCGATGGAGCTGGATTTAAAGAAGCTTATATGGCTATGCACCTTGGAAAATCAGTTAAAGAAGCGATTGACTTAACTGTTCAAATGAATGTGTGGACTTCTGGTGAAGCACAAATTATAGAGATTAGGAAAAAATGACGATAAATTTTAAAGTTGAAAGTGCTTTGGCAGAATTAAAAAATGCTCTAAAAGAAGAAGATTGTAGTTTTTCTGACTTAAGAAATGCGGCGCATGCTCTTGTAGATGTTATGGAAGCTGAACAAGAAGAAAAGTTGCAAAAAATTAGATTGGAAAAAGAATTGGAAAAAGAAAAAGTAAATAATACTCTTCGCGATTTGAAAATATTTCGCGAAACTTATGAAGAAGCTGTTGAAAAAGCAAAATTAGACAAAAAATTAATTATTGATGATTTTGAAGAAAAAACAAAAGAATATATTGCAGAATTTAGAAAAGTTTTTTGCTAAACAGAATTAACGCTCACACAACGGCAATTAATCGACTCACTGGCTGGCAAATTAGGGTCTCTTGGATATATTGCAGAAAATCCGCCAACATAAAACAATTCGTCAACATTAACTTGCTGCTGGTCTGCCGCAACATGGCTGCCTCGAGTCTTTGAATCTAAAATTGCCCACCAAGTTTTAAGAACTTTAACAGGTTTATTTTGAGATTGTAATTCAGCTTGATTAATTAAGCGCGCCTCTTCTTGCCGACTCCACGCTTCCGCAAGCCCTACAACTTGGCTTGAAATTAAATCAACCCTACCATCCCTTCTGTCCAAAAGATTTATGAAAAGATTTTTAGCAATAATTGCCCAAGTCTCATTTGCCTTTTGATTTGATAAATAAGCTGTCTCCTCTTGCAAAACTGCCAACGCCAACTCTTTCGCGTTAGTCTGTGTAATATAATCAGCCTGTATTTCGCTTTGATTAGCAATGAATAAAGTCGCATTCTTTAAAAATTGATTATTAATTTCTTCGAGCTTTGGATCTAAATTTTCATCAATTATTTTTAGCTTTTTCTCTAAATCAATAAATCCGCTTTTAAATTCTGCGTCAAAATTAAAGCCTTTCAATTCAAGAGCTTTTCTTAAATCAAAGCCGAATAACTTAATCGTCTTACGCATCGCATCGCGAATTTCTTTGACAAATTCAGGATAATAATTCTGTGCTAATTCTTGCACTGGAAGTTTGCCAGTGGTTTTGTAAAGTCTTTCAGCATCTCGCGCAATATTATTGAAGATCGTCTTAAATTTTGGTGCGATTGTGGCTTCAATTCTTAATTTCTCAAGATCAATCCTTTGCGCCTCTTTTCTACTCATAAAAAGTTTCGAGCTGCTTTTTAATTACACCGTCAGAGTAAAGCCTCTTGCCATCAGTTGTTTTCAATGATGTCATCAAACGTATGTATTCGGCTTTTTCTGATTTAGAGGCTGGAGATTCGCGGTTATCTATTGTGTAATTGTCAGCACCAACTGGCAATAGATTAGCTGGTTGATAAACAGAGTCGCCATTTTGAATTGATTCGTAGCCAAGCGTCGTTCTAATTTCATTTATTGTTAAAACTCCACTCTTTGAAATTGTCAGTGCATTATCGACTTTGCGCGATTCAAGAGCATCAATTGAACAAGGGTCGAAAGTCAATTCTAAATTTTCAGAGCCTGCATATTTGCTTAAAAGATTTTTTGTAAAGAATTTTAAAACTCTACCAAGAACGGGAAGCACAGCATTGTCATAGAAAGCATATTTTGCCGCGTCCATATTAGCAAAGCTCATATTATCAGGACTTACCATCGGCAAAGGTATTTTGACTGCGTTGTAAATAGACTCGGCAACCATCTTTTTAAGTGTCGGAAAATCCATGTCCTTGATTGATTCGGAAAGTTGCTGCCATTCAAAATTACCATTTAAAAAAGCAGGTTTGCCAGTGTTGTTTGCGCCAGACATTTTGCTATCTATCATTTCACGAATTTTAGCAACCTGAGTATCCATTAATAAATCAGTTCCTTTGTAAGTCAAAAACCCGCTTGGGCGCGCCTGATTTCTAAGCAATGAATTATTATGAACACTTGCTGCAACATATTGGCTAATCTCTAATTGACATCCCAAAAAGGCAGAAGAACCAACTAAATTGTCAGAAGAGAAATTTGGGCTGAAATCTCGCAAGTGAATTAATTCATTGCCCGTTTTATCAACAAATTTCTTTTGATCGTTTCTTGTATAGATTAAATTTTGATTGCCACTTGCGTAAGTATACTCGCCAGCGTAGCCATCATTCCGATTCTTTTGAATTGTAATTTTATTTGGTGCAAAAACATTTAATTCAATTAAATCTTTTTTATTAAAACTTTGAACAACATTAACATAATTATTGCCAGTTAGCAGGTAATAACTAATCACCTCTTTTAAAAATAACTCACCATCAATAAAAGGATTTGGATTTTTTAAACGCTCAAGAAAAGGGTGGCTATAAATAAATTCATCTTTTTTGTAATCTTTTATCACCAATTTAATTGATGAACTAGCATCAGCAATCATCTTTGTCGCAGTAAAAACAGGACAAGCTTCAGTGTAGTAATTTAAGAACTCGCTAGGGCTGTTTTTGTATTCATAATCGCCAGATAATAATTGCAATAAGCTTAGCCTATTATTGCCATAGCTCTTAAGTTCTTTTGGCTTGAAGATTTTGCTAAACATTATTGATAAAATAGCTTAATATCATCGAGATCGCTATTGTGGCGATTACTTTAAAACAAGCAAAGTAGGTTGGCAGAAATGGTAAAGCAAAAACTAAAATCAAGATTTGAAGTAAAAGAAGTATTTGCAAGATTTTTAATGGTGAAAAGTTTTTAAACATTTTTTAATTCAAAATTGCGATTAGTTTTTGTTTCGCCAAGTTCAACTCTAAAAAAATTATTTATTATTTCTTTTTCAAGTTTAAATCCTGATACATTATATCCGCGATCCCAATGCCCGATATGATGACCATATTCATTTTTACATTTGACTATTTTTATAAAATCTTCTCTTGAAACAATTATTTTTTCATTCGGAAGTAAAGTTTCTGAAAAAAGAATAACTTGGTCATATATTGGTTTTTTTGCTATGCTTTTTGAAAATGGCAGTTTTATCATAGTTATTTATTTGATAGTTTTTTCATTATTTCCTAACTTTTTACCAATTATCCAACCAGCGCGCAAAGAGCCAATAGTTACTAAAATTGGTAAAATTATAAAAACAAAAATTAGAATAAACGCAAGCATAAAAATAAAAGTTAAGAATTAAAAAGCAATAATATCAGTCACGCCGCGAATGTAATCAGCTAATCCATATCTGCAAGCGTCAATTCCATCATCTTTAGTGCCAATCTTATCACCCTTCTCATAAATCCGCGATTTTGTATCATCAATCACAGGCAATATTTCGCGTGTGTTTTTGTCGATTTTGTAATTGTAAGTCTCAAACTCGCGTAAAATTCTAGGACAGCGTTTGTGAATTATGATTTTTTTAAAAGACTTGATGTATTCAATGCCTTCTTCAACACTACCGCCCCATTTTTTTGCACCGCTTATATTAAAGCCCTGCCGTCTTAAATTACTTATAGTTTCAGGTCTTGAATTATCGGCTTTTATTTGCCATTTTCTTGATTCGGGTATTTTATCAAAAATAACTTGCCCAATATGGTCAATTTCAACTTGTGCCGCGTAAGCTTCATAATCAATCCAAAGACAATCGTCTTTTATGAACATTCTAATCAATACGCTGGGATCTGCGGCAAAACCCCAATCGGCACCAAAAAAGAAACGGCTTTGATAAAGTTGATTAAGCGGCGGCGTTTCAAATTCAGCTTCTTCAAATTTGCCGCTAAAAATAATTTCTTTTGGATTGCCAACGCATTTGCCTAAATACTCGTGAACGTAGGCTTCATAGTTGTTTTCTTTCAGGCGATTAATCTTTTGCAATGTTTTTTCACTTAACCACTCGGGCGGTATGTCTAAATAAGTCGAATGATGAATAAATTTTTCATCAACATTTTCTTCAGACAATTTATTTATCCAGTGCTTAGAATTTTTTGGCGGGTTATAAGTTAAAAACTCCACAAACTTTTTTGATTTATCACCGCGCAAAACAGATTGTTCAACGCTCCTAATCTCATCATCACCAGAATATTCGTCAGCTTCTTCAAACCACAAAAATTTGAAATAACCACGGCGCAATTTAATTGATTTGATTTTAGTTGGCTTATCTAAGCCTCTAAGCAAGATTTTTTGACCAGTTGGCAAGTAGGTTATTTCATGCGGTGAATTAATCGATGCAAAGTTTTCTGTCTCGCCAAGTTCATCAATCGCCCAAAGAATAGTCGCTTGAATTGAGTCTTTGATAAATGCCCCAACTTTTCTAAAACAAACAGCGTTAGCGTCAGGGTCTTGCATGATGCCCAAAACTATTTCCAAAGCAACGAAACTTGATTTAGTCGAATTACGCCCGCCTTTTATCCAAAATTCATCGGCAGTTTTATCGCGAATGGCGCGGTGGACTGGATGAAATATTGGTGCGATTTTTTCGCTTAGTTTTATCATTTATATTTTTGGTGCCGTAGCTAGGATTTGCACCCAGAACCTCCATTTTACAAGAATGATGCACTACTGTTGTGCTACTACGGCGTTATTGATTAAATATCGTCGCGGATTATTTTAGTTGTCATAACGCCGCTAACAGTTGTATCTACCTTGCTATTATTCCCAAATTTCTTTGGATCTCTAATTGCAAGCAACCATTTTGTTGTATCCTCTTTTGCTTTCCGCCATTGCAATTCTGTTTTATCGTAAAATTTATTGCCTTGCGCATCAAATCCTTCACGCGGAGGTTCTTCATTTATTGTTTCTAAAAACTCGGCTTTTAAATCATTAGCTATTTCTCGCGCGCGTGTGTATTTTTTATTAAAATCCTCATTCTCATCAAACTCCTGATAAATATCACCCAATCCTTTTGCACAAGCATTAGCACATTCAACCATATTCAAACCTAGTTTTATTGCTTCCAGAAATTTCTCTTGCCATGTCAATTCTTCATCTGCACGTAAGCTTGCAATAATCTCTTTTCTTTCGCTTTTAACCAAAGCTCGAGCTTCATTAGTAGAATCTCGCCATAATTTCTTGTTAATCTCTTTTTTTTCTTTTCGCGTTAGCTTTTGTTCTTCCATAATTAAAGTTTTTACTTCGTTTCAAGATCGCTTACCCCCCTCCGCCCCCTAAGGGGGAACGATTATTTCTTGCGAAATAACCTATGTGTTATTTTTTTAGTAATTTTCTATTTTTAAAGAAGCTCTCTAAGAGGTTTCTAAGTTTTTCTCCAAATTAGTATTTATAAATTTTTTCAAAATCAATACATATTTTTTGAAAAAGCCATGAATCCTAGAAACACTTGATTAAAATTATTTTAATTTATTTTAATTTATTACTTGACTGCTAAGAAACGCTTCTTTAGAATCATTTTTATCGAGTAAAGACAATTTGATTTTAACAACTAAAAACGAGGTTCAAAAATGAAAACTTTAAAAACTTTAAAAACTTTAAAAGGCGAATTTTTAGCAAATAAAAACAATGCTGCTATGTATTTCAACGCGGGCGGAATGAACTATTTGGCTAACGAATTATTGCGCGAAAATTCAAAAATACTTGTGGAAATGAAGAAAATCTTTATTGCACAAGGCAAAATAACTGGTCGCGATGATGATTATGCACTTGTTCAAGTTGAAAATCAAATAATTTATGATTTTGCCAATCTTTAAAATCAAAAAAAACAATTTCACAATTAAAACGAGGATTTAAAAAATGAAAAACTACACTGTTAGCTTAGCAATAAGAATTCCTGCCAATTGGCAAGTTGATGTCAAAGCTAAAAACGAATCAGAAGCCAAAAAAAAAGCCTTGAAAGCGTTTGAAAAAAACGATGGCGAAAATATTGAAATTAAGGAATTAGAAGGCTATGAATTTAAAGACATAGACGCGGCTTTTGATTCAAAAACTAAGGCTGGAATTGCTATAGTTGACGAATTTTAATAACTTAAACATTAGAAAAATGATAAACCTTGAAATAATCAACAAAATTAAAAACGAAAAGTTAACAATCGCGCAAGCCGCGGATCTATTTTTCAACTTAAAACCTCTTACTTTGCAATCAAAAGTTAGAAAGTTTTGCCTCAAAAACAATCTTGAAAGCCCGTTTCAAAAACGCGGACGCCCAAAAGTCAAAATGTTTTTAAAAGAAAAAATTGTTATTGCTGGCAAAGAAATTTCTTTTGAAGAGTTGGAAAAATCCCAAAATGAAACAACCTAATTTATTTTAAATCAAAAAGTTATTATTTTCTATGAACCTAAATTTCAAAAAATATATTACTGACATTGCTTTTGTAATTTTTATTTCAATCGCAATCGCTCTTGTTGGTTGGCTGACTCACAAAGCAATAAACAAGTGCAAAGCGCAAGCTGTCAATTATCAACAAGTGCGCGAGTGCATTAATCTTTAAAAAAACGAGGTTCAAAAATGAAAAATTTAATAAAAAATTTAAAACAAGCGGGGCAAGACCAAGAATTTTATCCTACCACAAACGAAATTATTTTTGCATTGGCTGGAAAGCTTGGCACTCATTCTAAAATTTCAATTTTGGAAATTGGTGCTGGAAATGGGAAGGTTTTTAGAAAATTAGAAGAATTTAATCCAAATTTACAACTTGAAAAATTTGCAATTGAGCAATCAGAAATTTTAATTGCACAACTGCCCGCTGATGTTGTAATTTTGGGAACTGATTTTTGGAATCAATCACTGATTGACAAGCAAGTTGACGTGATTTTTTCAAACCCTCCTTATTCTGAATTTGTGGAATGGTCGGAAAAGCTAATCAAAGAAGCTTTTGCAAAGAAAATTTATCTTGTAATTCCTACTCGCTGGAGCGACTCAATCGAAATAAAAGAGGCTATTAAATCAAGAAATGGCACGGTTTCAATTGTTGATTCTTTTGATTTTTTAAATTCTGAAGACAGGGCAGCAAGGGCAAAAGTTGATTTGGTGGAAATAATTTTAAGAGAAGAAAATAGCTATGGCAGCGACAAACCAGTTGATCCCTTTGATTATTGGTTTAATTCCGAATTTAAGATCAAAGCAAGCAAAAAAACAAATTACGATTTTGAAAGCGACAAAAGAAAAAAAATAAAAAATGAAATTGAGGTTGCTACAAATTTGATTGAAACTTTAACAACTCTTTATTCAAAAGAGCTTGAAAATTTGCTTTCAAACTACCGCAAATTAAGCGAATTGGACGAGGATTTGCTCAAAGAATTGGGAATCACCCTTGATATTGCTAAAAAGGGCTTAAAAAGCAAAATTAAGGGGCTTAAAAATCTTTATTGGAAAGAATTATTTGATAAATTAGACAAAATCACTAGTAGGCTGGCGACTAGACAGAAAAAAACACTTTTAGAAAAAATGCTGGATCAGGTTTCTGTCGATTTTAACGAGTCTAACATTTTCGCGGTTGTAATTTGGGCAATAAAGAATGCCAACCAATATTATGACCAGCAATTGATTGAATTGCACCACGCAATGACGGAAGAAAAAAACGTGATAAATTATAAATCTAACAAAAAAACTTGGGAAAAAGATGGCTGGAGATATGCAAAGAAAGACTTCACGCATTACACGCTAGATTATCGAATTATTTTAGAATACTGGAGCTGTTGGGATGGTTATTCTCAAAGATATTTGGCAAATGTGGCTTGTGAATTAATCGCGGATATTGTGGCAGTTGCTAATAACTTGGGATTTCCGACAAAATGGGATGGAAATAAATATCAAACCGCTGGAGTTCCGTTTAATCTTGAAAGCAACGGCGCAACTCTTGCGGAGATTAAGATTTTTAAGAATAACAACGTCCACATCAAATTTAACCAAGATTTTATCAAAGTTTTAAATATCGAAGCGGCAAGATTAAACAAATGGATTAAATCGCCAGAAGAAGCGGCGCAAGAATTTGAAGGAAACTCGAAAGTTTCTAAAAATGAAGCGGAAAAATTCTTTAAGAAAAACTTTTTACATTTACCGAGCAACCCTCAACTTTTATTAAATTAAAAAAATGAAAAACTTAAAAAAAGCAAAAGAACTTCACGCGCAAAAAATAGAATTAGAACTCAAAAAGCAAACGCTAGTCAATCTTAAAAATGCGGAGCGAAGGAAAGCTTACAACAAATATAAAAAACCTTTGAAAGCTCTTCAAAATCAAATTGTGAAAGTTCAAGAGCAACTTAATGAAATTTTAGGAGCTTAAATGAAAGAAATAAAATTTAGAGCTTGGGATAAAAAAGCTGGCGAAGTGGTCGGCAATATTTTTGAAAATTCTAAACTTTTGGAGGCTTAATGAAAAACTATTTAATTGAACGCTTACAATATCTCGATTTAATTGAACGCTTACAACATCTTTCACTTCTACAAATTGAAAGCTTGAAAAAAAACAAACATGCTTTGCAGCCTTTCACTGTCGAAGATACAATAAACTCAATCATTCAAGAAAGAAATAGATTGATTTTAGCTTACAATCAGAACCCGCTTGACGAAAAAATAAACGCTGAAATCTTTCAAGAAATCGAACTATTGCAAGCTGGCTTAACAAGCACGCCCGAACTGGAAATTTTGGAATTAAGAAAAGCAATCGAGCTTGAAATTGACGCAAAATTTAATTCTGAAATCGGCGCGAAAATTCTAAAAATTGAATCAATGAACGTTGAACAGTTAAAAGAATTGTTAGCTGAAATAAAAAGCCAGCCAACTAATCAAACGATTCTTTTAAAAAATATGAATCGCTCTGACGATGTTGAAGTTTTTGACTCAAGCAAAGAATTTTGGCAAAAACAAGAAGAAGAAATTAATAGGCTGATTGAAGATAATAAAGACCTTTTTAACTTGCCGCCGCTCAACAAATTTAAAGAATATTATGGAAAATAACGAATTAGAAACGCTTTGCAATAGAATCATAGAGCGCGAAATAAAACCTCTAGGCTTAACGTGTAGATATAAAATCGGAAACTATTTGGATGGTTTTAGCTTGCAAAATTTAGGCTTAAAATCGCCAGGTTTTAACGAGGATATAAAGAAAAGAGTTCTAAAAAAACTTGGAATCAAGAAAGAACAAGTTGATTACAATTATCGCAAAAAACATTTAAATGATGATGAAAAAGAAATTTTAAGAATTAAAATTTACGAAATTAGAAAGTTTGAAAAAAGAACAGGGCGCAACGGATATCTTGAATTGCAGAAAGATTTTGACAATTATATTTCCGATCCAAATTTGTTTCTTTTTAAAACTTTTAAAGAACATCAAAAAGACTTAAAAAATTTAAAAAACGAGGTGGAAAAATGAATTTAGCTAATAATATTTTACAAATAATGATATGCGCAGTTTTGCTGGCAGCCTTTGCATTCTTTATTTTTTATGAACCTAAGATTGAGCCTGAAATAGAACCTGAAATAGAACCTGAATATTACGAGATAATTTATAACACTTTTACGCAATCTTTAAATCTAAAAAAATGAAAAAAAAACTATTGACAATGGAAAGTTAAGTTCTTTTAATTAAAAAGCCTTCCTCGGGTAGCCCTTATGCGGCTGGGCGGTGGTTTCTTTTCATTAATCCACCGCCCCTTTCATTTTAATTAGTTGCCGTCGGTTCGTCAGAGCCTGAATTGAAAAGTGGGCGGCAACTTATTAAGCTGAAAAAGTAGCTTAATTAAAGCCATCGGCATAAAGTCGGGGATATGTTGTAAAATCAACCGTTTCAGCTTAAAATATTGCCCAAGATACTCCTCTGATTTTTCATGATTTTTGGGTTTCAAAACGTTGATAATTTGAATTCGGAATTTTTTAACGCGTTGCTATCGTTAGAAAAAGCTTCGACAGCCGAAAGTCTAAAAGCGATTGCTTATCAATACCATGCATAAATTTTTAGATAGAGCCACCTCGCTTGTGGTATAGAAAAAGAGGGCACACTACGATAGGGACTATTCAAATTATCAGCTTAAGAGATAGACTAGCGATTCCTCTCCTTTTAAACGTAAGTGATGGAGCTAGGGCTAAGTTAGTTGCAACTGGCTTAGTCGGTCGGCGGGAGGCTCGAGCAAACTCCCGCTGGTTTCGTTTAATATTTTCTAAAAGCAACATCACGGCGTTAGGTTATGAAGTCCAACAACATCTAGCCGCGTCGCAAAAGAATCGCTGATAACTTTTGAGGTGTTGTTTTTAGAGAATATTTTTGCGGGGCTCGTATAGTGGTAATACCTTAGCCTTCCAAGCTAAAGCGAAGGGTTCGATTCCCTTGCCTCGCTCCACCAAATTCTAAAGGTGTCGAATTCGACACTATTGAAAGCCAGCCTGGCTAAAGAAGAAGGCATAACTCGGTAATGACGTGACTTAGACGGTCGTTAAACAGGAGGGAAGCTTGGGTAGCTCATTACACAACCAAGCTCGGAGGCAACTTCCAGAACATAGTTGTAATTTGGCGAGTAGGTGCGCGCGCACCGAAAGCCAATTTCTTTGCTTTTCTATTCATGTTTTACGTGGCTAGAAAGCTGCTCGTGTTCTAGTCAGTTAGTCTTCTGTAAAAAGGCAATTTTTTCTTGACTTTTAGAAATAAAGATTGAGAGTGGTGGAAATTAATTTAATGTCAAACATGCAATGAATCAAAATCAAATCGAAGGCTTAATCAATGACGAAACCAAGAGGCTTGTTGGATATATAATGCCAATTCTTGAGTCGATGCAAGCTAATGCCGATCAAAAAACCTCGGTTAAGAAAATACTTTACCACTTTAAGAATAATATTTGTGCAATGTTAAATAATGGAATGTCAAAAAATGAAACCAACCACAACAAATAATCGCAACAGCTTCATTTTTTATCGCTCTTTTTTTGAGGCGATTGGTGATTTAGATGATGCTGATCAATTGCAAATTTATCGCGCAATTTGCGAGTTTTCTCTTAACACAAAATTGATAGATTTAATTGGCTATCCAAAGACAATTTTTAGGCTAATTGAACCACAATTGATAGCAAATAAGGCTAGATTTAAAAATGGCTGTCTAGGTGCTAAACACGGGGTTAAAGGAGGTCGTCCAAAAAGTAAAAAAACCCCAAGAAAACCCCTAGTTAACCCCAAGAAAACCCCTAGCGTAACCCCTAATAATAATGTAAATGTAAATCTAAATGATAATCTTAATGAAGAATCTAAATCACAAATAACAATCCCAAATTTTATTGACGCTTCGCTTTGGAATGCATTTTTAGAAATGCGTAAATCAAAAAAAGCAAAGCCGACAGAAAAAGCAATCGAGTTGATAATCAAAGAGCTGACAAAATTTCACAACAAAGGCTTGGATGCCAATCAATCACTAGAAAATTCAATTAAAAGCAACTGGACGGGGGTTTTTGAGCCTAAAAATAATAATCAAAGCCAGTTTTTAACTGCTGACCAAAAAAGACGTCAAACTAACGCCGATTCTACTGAAAAATTTTTAAATAGACACGGAGTTGAAAATGCTTAATCCTAAAATTTTCATAAAAACACTAGCTATTTTTTCAGAAATTTACGGCTTTGAATATTCTGAAAGCTATTCTGACGTGGTTTATGAATCTTTAAAAAATGTGATAAGCGATAGCGATTTTAAATATATTTCTAATGCAATTTTAAAAGAAACAAAGCTTGAGGATTGGAACAAGGCTTATGGTTATGGTAAAAAGCCCGCTCCCGCCGATTGGCTAGAAGTTTTTGTTCCAAAGCAGCAATGGATTGAAAAAGAAGAACACTACATAGAACCAATCACGGGCGCGATTTGTGTTAAAAAAATCATGGTCAAGGTTGGTAATCAATTAACAATAACAAAGGAGTAAAAAATGGCTAGATATTATTACACTTGCCCGATTAAGGCAATTTACATGCACAAAGAATTTGGTGTAAAATGTTTAACAGAAATAAAAATAGAAGCGGATCTGAAAGAAAATAATTTTATTTTTTATGAAAACATGACTCCTGAAATTACAAAAATTTACGTTGCGACTGAATCAGAGAATATTTTTGAGCCGCAACTTTACGATGCAGGATTTTCAATCAATCCAGAATTACCTTTTTCTTGCTTAGTTATAGCTATTTTTGAAAAAACAGGCACATGGGCTTGGTATAATATGAAACATCAAAGATGGGAAAATTCTCACAAAAAAGATTGGAAAATTATTGAACGAGACAATAAACAATTTTTTATGGCGGAGGTGGAATGAATTCTTTTGTAGTTGTATTAATTATTTGGCTGTGTTGGAGCAAAAAAGGTCAGAAATCTAGGTTAGATAAAATTGACGCAATTATTAATGATAAATTTAATAAAATTAAAAAATGAAAACAACTAAACGATTATACACAGCTAAGCGACTCTATTTTACTTGCCCGATTAAGGCAATTTACATGGCGCGAGAGTTTGGAGTCAAATTTATTTTAGAAGATGAAGAACAGTTGCGTAGTTTTTTAGGAGTTGGTCTTTCTGAAGAAAAAGAGACTTTTGAAGAAAAACTTAGAATAAAATCAAAGTATTTTATTGCGAAAGAATCAGAACATATTTTCCAGCCAAAAGAAGAAGATTTAGACGCAGACGGGTTTTCTTTCACAAAAGTAATGCCCGTTGTAAATCATATGACGGGAAAAATTGATTATTACACAGACGCTTGTTGGTTAGTGAAAATCGAAGAATTTACGCGGTCAAAAGAAAAATCAAAAACTATATTTCGAGACAACAAACAATTTTTTATGGCAGAGGTGGAAAATGAAAACAACTAATTACGAAATTTCTAAACAGCTTGCGGAAGCTGGTTTTAAAGCTGAAACTCAATTTTATTGGGTAAAATGGAACACGGGCGAACCAGAACTTGTCCATGAAAAAGAACAGACACCAGCTTTGATTGAAAAAGTCGGGGCTTACGACCTCGAGACAATTTTAAAGGCTTTGCCAAAACAACATGATTTTTTCAGTCGTGGAATTGGTAACTACGAACTTAGAATTTGGTATCACGAAAACAAGGTGTTTATTGGCTATCAAAATTTCGATGGTTTTGACAAGCTACTTACTTTTGAACAGGAAGAAAACGAATCGTTAGCAGACACCGCAGCGCGTCTTTTACTTTTATTACTGAAAAAAATTTAATTAAATTCTAAAATGAAGGGCTTGGTATGATTTACTATTATTTACTAACCGCAACTTTTGTTATGTCTTTTTTATTTTTTGTAAAAGTTACGAATGAAAAATACGATCTTTTGAAGAAAGACTATGAAAGAGAAGCGAAATACAGAATCGAGCTGGAAAAAAGATTTATCAAACTTTTGGAGGAAAAATTATGAAAGGTAAAGTTTTCACAGCACAAGAAGTGCAAGCAATACTAAAAGGATCAAAAGTGATGTTTAGGGAGGTGATTAAATTTTCTGAATTGGAAAAGAAGATTATGTGTAAAGCTGATGAGCCTTATCTGGCTGAACTTATTAAATGCCCCTACCAAGTAGGACAAAAGATTTTTTGCAAAGAGAGCTTTAGAATATTTGATAAATTTGATTGTTGGGATTTAAAGGGAGCTTCCTGTAAATGTAGTAATCATTTGGTTGACGGATTGCCGATTTATGCAGCCGATCAGAACTGTTTTGAAACTTATTGGAAACCAGCTCAACACATGAAGCAAGAACACTCACGCCTAACCCTGCGCATTACAGGAATTAAGGTTGAGAGGCTTGCGGATATTAGTGAGGAGGATGCGATTGCGGAGGGCTTCAAAAATACTTTTGTTGGTTTTCAACACCCTGTTTACAATCCGGGCAGAACTGCTAACCAAGATTTTGAAATATTTTGGAACGCAACTCACAAAAAACCAAAAGAGAAGTTTGAGGCTGATCCTTGGGTTTGGGTTGTGAGTTTTGAAGCTATTAACAATTAAATTGAGGTAAAAATGAAAAACAAAATTAAACAAAACTTAAACCAAGAAACAGAAACCAGAATATTAGACTTTGACGGCGGCAATGGATCATCAATCCCTATGCTTATTGAAATAGCTAGTGAGCATCCAGCACCTCTTGAGGTTACTATTATTGACCGCAGAAGCGCAGTCATTGCCGAGCAACTCTTGCTTGATAATGGTTTTGAGCAGGAGGGAAAAGTATTCAGCAAAGACAATCTTAGATTTAATATTATCTCAAAGCCTGAATATTTGATGCAAGCCATTTATTCAAGCGCGCCCTTTGATCTATCAATTGCGCTTGGTGATAAAATATCAGCCATAGCCCCTCAAACTCTGCGTCATGATGTAATTAGGGTTATTTCTGATGTTTCTGATAGAATGGCTCTTTCTTTTAAGTCCGATGATTATCACATGGAAGATTTAAGTTTCGCGCGCTCTTATGGTTATGAAAGAGGCGAAATAGTAGCTAACGGGCCAGACGGATTGCAAACTTGTGGTGTTTACGATCAAAGGCAAGTAAAGAATATTTTAACAGCCTATGGCGCAAAAGAAATTGAGGTTTTTAAACAAGACCAACATCCAATGCTTGCAATATTTACCTGCCTTGCTTCATGCTTTAAAACTAGAATGCTTGGAGCGGTGGCAAGAGGTAAAGCTACTCGTTTAGATGGTCGATTAATAAAAAAAGAGATTTAGAATCATTGAGAGAAAATTTCTTCCCTACAGTCTCTAAGCTAAATTCATGTCAAGAGATTTATTTACTACCGTAGTAAAAATAATTGTTGCAAGTAAAAATTAAATCTTTTTAATGCGGTAAGAATATTAATTAATTATATTTTTTATGGTAATTATCAAAACAGAAGACTGGGGTGATTTTGAAGGGAATTGCCTTTTGGAAGCAAAAACAAAATTTGTGAATGCAATTGTAAGCGCAAGTTCAAATCCCGATATTTCAATTGAAATCAACGACATTGACTACCACGGAGATTTACTAACCGTTTCTTATGTTAAGAATATTGAAAGAGATATTGAATATCGGGTTAAAAAATGGCACGAAACGGCGGAAATTGAAAGCGAAGGATTAAGACGCGCTCAACAAGAATCAATGGAGGGGTAATGGGAAGGGGAGGAATGCAATCTCAAGGCACATCCAATCAACCTTACTGTAAATGCCGTAAGCCTACGTCAAAATTGTGGAAATATCTTGGCAAAGAAATTGCAATTCATTTTACAAAAAAAATGACTTATTGGCATATTTATGAAAATGGTAAAATTACTAAAACTTATGAACAACCAGAGGAAATGAAATAATTAACAAATTTAAATTAGAAATCACACCAGAAATTCATCAAGCTTGGATTGATGCTGAAAGGCAAATGGTAAGACTTATACTGCCAGACGAAGACGTTCATCACCTTAACGAAAATAAATTGGATAATAGACCTGAAAATTTAGAAATATTAACCAAATCTAATCACGCTAAAATTAGCTATAAAAATAAACAGAAGGATAAATATGGTAAATTCACGATACAAATTTAGGGCTTGGGATTCTTTAGATAGAAAAATGATCTATAACATAACTGAAACCAAAAAATCATTAAATATTGATGGTGGATATGATGTTATTGGGTTTGACGATTATTTGAATGATGGACTAGGAACAATTGTTATGCAATTCACAGGCTTGCTCGATAAAAATGGAAAAGAAATTTATGAAGGCGATATTATTAAAAGAATAAAAAAAGAACCAAGTAAGTTTCATTTTGAAATTTATGATCCAAATCCAACAGTTTCAGAAATATTCTATGATAAAGCTGGTTTTTTTGTCAAAGGTATCAAAGGAATGGATTTTTATCTTGGTGCAGTTCATGAAAAAGTTGAAGTAATTGGAAATATTTATGAAAACCCTAAATTATTGAAAGAATATTTGGAATTAACTGAAACGGAGGAGTAAATGCCAAAATATAAAGTACAAATCACCAAATATATTGAGAATTTTGACACAATAGAAGTTAATGCTATCAATGATATGGAGGCTAAAAGAATTGTTAGGGCTATGGCTATTCAAGAAGATAGAGACGGCGAGAAGAGATTGGATTGGGTAGAGGGTGAGAAGCCGAGATATAAGACGGAAATTATTAATAATTAAAAAAATAAGACATGACACTTCAATTAATCGAAAACAATTTAAACAACTCTGCGCTTCTGAAATCAGAGTTAGGAACTAATCATTCTAAATATGTAATTAGCGTTCTTAACGAGATCAGAAAAACAATCGGCGATGATAAGAAAGATTTATCTAAATGCACACCATTAAGTATTGAAAGCGCGATTAAACAAGCCTGCGATTTACAGCTTGAAATTGATGGAAGACAACATTGCCATTTAATCAAATATGGTTCAAACGCAACTTTACAAATCGGATATAGAGGTTTTATTTACGCAATTAAACGAGCTTATCCTGACGCAAATATTGATTGTAAATTGGTTTATGAGGGTGATTTGTTTGTGGTAAAAAGCGAAGGCGACACGACAACTTACTCTTTAGAAATTAGCAATCCTTTTGCGCCTAGAGATAAAATCATTGGCGGTTATTGCCATATTTCATACACTCTTGGCGGTCGCTTAGTTTCTTTTTGCGAAACTATGTCTTTAGCAGAAATCAACAAAATTAAAGGCAAAGCTAAACAAGATTTTATATGGAAAGAATGGTTTGAAGAAAAGGCAAAAGTAGCAATCATTCGCCGAGCTTGCAAAATTCATTTTAGCGGGATTCAGCAGATTGAGAAAATTACAGAATTTGATAATCAAGACTATGATTTAGAAAAAGTTGTTAACCCCGAAATTGAGACTATTGATTCAGAGCAAGGAATTGAGATTGAGAATCTTTTAAAAAATGCACTAATCAGTAAAGAGAAATTTTGCAAGGTTTTTAAAATCAATTCAATCATTGATCTTCCCTTTGCTAAATTTGAAGAAGCTAAAACTAGGTTAGAAAATAAGGCTAAGGAAATTGCGGCTGAAAAAGAAGAGGTTAAAGATGCAAATAATTAGACACATAGTCCAAGGATCGGAAGAATGGCTTCAATTAAGATTAGGCGTTGCTACAGCGTCTAATTTTGATAAAATCATAACTTCAACGGGCAAAGAATCAGCGACATTGCCGAAATATGCCTTAGAACTTGCAACTCAATCTTTGTTAAGCCAGCCAGATCCAAGCTACAAAAACGAAGCCATGCAACGCGGCAATGATTTAGAACCAATCGCAAGACAAGCTTACGCAGAGCAAACCTTTGAAATTGTCGAAGAAATCACAATGTTTAAAAGCGATTGTGGTAATTTTGGATATTCGCCTGATGGCTTACTTGGTGATGATGGTTTGCTTGAAATTAAATGCCCAATGGCGACAACTCATGCCAAATATTTGCTAGATAACAAAATGCCAACTGATTATTGGCAACAAGTGCAAGGCGGGCTTTGGGTTAGTGGTCGCAAATTCTGCGATTTTGTTTCATTTCATCCAAACTTTAAAGAAAAGCAGCTTTTTATTATTAGGGTTGATCGTGATGAGAAATTCATTGCCGAACTTGCAAAACTGGCGCAAAAAACAATAACAATGCGTGATGAGATATTAACAAAAATTAAGGAGGAGTAGATGAAACAATTTTTATTAAAAGAGTTGTTTATAGCCGCAGCTATATTTACTGCTCTTTTTGGTTTCCTAATAGGAATTGCGGCAGCGCATTCCCCCGATGGCTGCAAATACACATCAATATTATCGAGAATTAATTTAGGTTACGTTGTTGGTTGCGAATTAAGTAGACCAAGATTTGAACCTTATAAATAATTAAAATTATGAAACTTAAACAATTTTTAGAACAGCTAAA